CCGAACAAGATATTTTGGCAAAATTGGAAGAGGTTGAGAAAGATTTAGATGATATTGAAAATTCCCGGCGTGATTATTGCGATCGTGACTATCAAAAAATGCGTCAATTAGCATTAAAACGGCGCAGATATTGGAATAAAATTAAGGAAGAATCGAGGTAGGATCACAATGGAAATTATTGAAAAACTTAGCAATTCTCATGTGTCGGTAAGGTTTGAACAAGGTGATACTTTACCGATTAGTGGAGAGGATCACGACGATCAGTATAATTTACCGGCGTTCTATATTCAGAACAAACGTGGGGCAAAGAAACAATGGGAAATCCTAAAATCAAAGTTTAACAAGGATACTAAGTTCGATGATGTATGCTGGATATTGCGTGATAACGGCGCAAAGGTTCATCGTTGGTGTACAATGGATTGACGGATCGGATACGAATTTTCTTGAAAACTAAATAGAATTATGGTATAATACGGAAGTACAAACACAAGGAGGATATATGGAAAAATTTAGTTATTCTGTCAATGAGCATGATAATACAATCAGTTTTTGGGTTGGGAATAGAATTGTTGCTGTTTTGTCGGATATACCGAAAACCGAGGAAAGATGTTGCGAGTTGATGTGGGAAGTGTTGGATCAAGCCGGATTGTTGCCGGAAGAAAACAAGGAGGATTAAATATGTTACGCAATATCAGTTTGAACGAAACGCAAATGGAAAATATGTTAATGGCTATGGGTTACGATATATGGAATAATGATCACGTTGTTGATTCAACAAAAGTTTGCGAAGTCGCAGCTAATCTTGAGTGGGATTGTGATGTTTTGAAAAAATCGCAAACGTTGATGTTCACAAAGCAATTCGCCTTTAGTTCGGTCGAAATTGTAGCAAGTGCGCTATGCGATATGATCAATAATAATCATGTTGACGGTAATGGCGGCGATGATTTTGCAAATTGGGTTTTTAGTGGCATGGACTTAAATAATGACGAGAAAACTTTGGTTCTAAGAATTGCGCCGTTAGTCAATCAGATTACATCTATTTTCGAGGATTGGATTGAACCGTTGGATCAAGCGATCAACAAGGAGGATTAAATAATGAAAAAGAAAATCAAGGTAAATGTCAACGAGTTTGTTGAATATGCGAAGAAGATTGTTTTGGATCGAAGCGCAAAAGATTTGGGTTTTGATTTTGTAGAGTATGATGAATATCATGGTATGCACGGTTGGCGTAGATTTGAGGTTACAACCAAGTTGGATAATGATGTTGTGATTATGGGAGGATACGGTTATAACATTGAATTGATTGACATCACAGGTATGGACGATTGTGAATGTGAAGAAAGTGTAGAGAAGTTGGTTCGTTCTTATTTCCAAGATTTTGATTTACCGAAAGAAGTTTATATTGAAAAAATCGTTACTGATTATGAAGAATTAGATAAGAACGAATTGATTGATTTGCTTAAGGCGTACAATAATTATATCATTGAGCATACCGATGATATGTTACACGAAGAGTGGATCCCGGTATGTATTAGAGAATTTTTCGATAATGAATTTTTAGAGGATGTTTCGAATGATTAGTGGCAATAAGCGCAAGGAAATCTTTGAATATTTGGATAAGGTCGAGGCGGCGGATTTGTCGCTTAGTCAAATGTTAAGCGTGGTTCGTGCCGTGTTTAGTTTAAATCAAAAGGAATCGCAAGAGATTTTAACGGCATGGCGGGCAGCTTTGCCGGAGAGGAGTAAGTAATGGATAAGATCGGAAATATCGGTGTTATTGGTCAAGGCGCAAGTGTTGACAAAAGCAAGTTATGCTTGGTTGGTAAGAAAATTGATGATAAACGTGCCTCATTCGTATTGAGTGAGGATAACACGCCGATGGTTTTTACGGATAAGGCGGCTGCGATTAGGTTCATGTTGAAGAACGGCTACAGTTTGTTTGAGATCGATCAGTTCAAATTTTACAAAGCCGAATATCTGATTACGAATCGTTTGGTTGAAGTCGAGGACGAAAAGCCGTCCTAAAGGAGAACATATGGAAAAACACGTCAAGACAGTGACTTTATATTTTAACGAAGAAAACGATATTGTTGGGTTGTACGTTGAACAAAACGGATATGATAAAGATTGCGATGTAAAGATATTCGATCCCGAAAAGTTTTATGGTCAATCGTTGGGTGGTTTTGTAAGAGATTTTTGTAACCCACGCACAGATGTGTACTGTAAGCATTGTGGCAAAGAATTATCGCCAAGTACGATCGATGGTTATGCTTTTCAGTGTTTTGATTGCGATGAGGATTTTTATGAGTTTGAGGTTGTAAGTAAGGACGAAGAAAAAGACACGCAAGTGTAAAGGAGGATTGTATGAAACTAGATTTATCCGCCGAAATGGTATATACGCTATTACAGGCAGTTATAGTTGATATAGCAGCACATAGACAAAAAATGGGTACAATGTCATTCGCTCATTCAAGTTTAGATCAACAAAAAGTTTTACAAGAGGAAATGTTGAAGTTGAAAGTTTTACATAAAATGCTACTTGATTTGCATAGAGGGGACTAAAAAGGGCACAAAGTTGCCGGATAAAGGAGAATAACATGGCAAATATCAGTATAGCGACAGCTAAGGTGTTTATTACCGATGAAAATGAAGATTTGTGTTTGCCGATTAACTTTGATGATCCGAAGTATGCCGGATTGCGTGGCGCTATCAATGCGTTATCTTATGACGGCGAGGGTTTCTATGAAAACGGATTGTTTAATCTTTCCGGTCGGTGGAATTTAGGTAACAATTTTAATTTTCTAAAAGAACGTATATTGTTGTGGGAAGAATTTACCAAGGTTCGTGAAAGTGATGATCATGTTTTGTGTTTTGATTACATTGACTATGATTGTGGCATGGATTGGATCGGTCATTTCACAACGCTTTTTACAGGAGAAAATATTTGGGATACGAAGTCGGACGGAAGTCAATCGTTTGCAGATGTTGCTCGTGAGTTCAAGATTAAACGTCCGAGGGGCGATAATGAAGATAAGTGGGATCAGTTCTATGACAAGTTAAATCAAGTCATGGTTAAAGCGTGGGTAACGCAGGAGGCGGCATAATGCCCGGTACAACAACGTTGTATGTGATTCATTTTTTTAACGGCAAAACGATTAGCTGTTATGATCGTGAGTTCATTGATATGCGTGGGCTAAATGGTACAATTCGTATCTACCATGAAATCGGAAGTATGTGGAGTATTACTACATATTTTGAGTCCGATATTAAGAGTATTGAAAAGCATATTGTCGAGTTAATTTAGCCATAAAATACGGTTTTTATTGCAAATAACCCTTAAAAATGGTATAATACCGGGGTAGGACAAGGAGGATAACATGAATAGAAAACAATATGATCAAGCCGAATATTTTTACGGCGTACATTGTATGGCGGTGGATATTGCTAATCATATCGAAAATGCTAAGCGTTTGTCTTATAGCAAATCACACAAAACATATTGCCAAAATGTCAGTGCGTATTTAGGCTATGATGATTCGGAAGATGTTGTTTGGTGTCAAGCTGTTCGCATTTACGATTTGTTCAAAGAGTTTGACCGTAAGAACGATCCGATTGAAAGCGAATATGATGCTATGGCACGTTTCTTAAGTCAAGAGATTTATCGGTTACAAAAAGAAAGCGAGGATTAAATATGAGTAACGCAAAACAACGCACGAAGTTGCTATTAAGTTGGATGAATAAAATCTCTACGGCACGTCCGATTTTACGCAAGGCTGCTATCCAAAAGATCAGTGGATACGATCGTATGATTATCACGGATTCGTACATGGTGTTTTATCTGAATGATGATTTGCCGGATTTACCACACGTTGAACCACAAGACGGCAATTATCCGGCAATGGAAAATTTGTATACTGATTGGTTGGATCGTTCTGAACGTGAAAATCCAAGTCATTGGGTAGTCGATGTTGACATCTTGAAACAGGCGATCAAAGATAAGAATCAATTTGTTCGTGTCGGTGGATGTATGTTTTCTGCAAAGATGATCAAACGACTGATTGATGTCATGGGAACGAATACGTTGACGGTATCCCATGGTCGGTGTACCGGCGCTCATATTAATAACTTGTTAGGTTACGCTATGGTCTTGGGTTGCCGTGAAGAAGTGAAAAGCGACGATTTAATTGAAGTTGCTACAAGTGAGATTGTGTTATGATGATCCTTGAAATGATGATGTTGTTGTTGACCGGATTTATGATTGGATTGGCGCTTTGTGGGGTTGTGTTAATCCTGTATTGGCTAACACATTTCAAGCTGCCGGAGGTTTTATGAAAACAAACGAAGAAAAATTGTTGGGGATCGTATCACGCGTGTTGTTGCCATTGATTGCTACGAATATGTTGGCTGCCGTATGGTGTATCATTACGGAAACGATGGCGCAAAATGGCGATTACATCATGGCGATGGTTGCCGGGATCGTGTTTGTGATTGATTTGGTTGCCTTTGGGGTTTGGGGATTTTATACCATGGGGGATAAAAAATAATGGATGCTTTAACGCTTTTCAAACAGAATACGACAAGGGCGGCGCAAGTGTTGATGTTAGGACACGCCAAAAAATTTAACGAAGTTGCCGTGGAAATGGACGGTGTGGTATTCTGCGATTATACGTTTGATGATTTGTGGTTTAACTTTGGTGTTGAGGATCGTTCGGAATTGGCCGATAAGGTTTTTAGTGGGCGTGATGTTTCAAACGAAGCCGGGCATTGGCATAACACCTTTGTAGACGCTAAGACAGACGAAAAGACCGAATATGACTTCGTGGTTTATACGGGTGGTTTCCGGCGCCGGAATCGTCATGGCGTTGAAAAGATCATCGATATTGCCGTGGCTACGATGATGGTTGACGATGAGGTTGTATCCACGTTCTATTATGTAGAATAACAAAAGGAGGGTTCGTATGTTCGTCTTTCAGTGGTTGTTGATTGCATTATGGGTATTGGTCGAAGAAGGGCGAAAAGAAAACGATAAGGTTAAGCCGAATAAGCGAACGTTGGAAGAGGAACAAGATTGGCTGAACGGACGCAAGATTGAACGTGAACGTTTAGAGCGAATTAACAAGCTGTCTATGCAACGAAAGCAACAGAATGAGGATCAAGTTTGGATTGCAAAACAAAATAAACGCAAAGAGGATTTACAACGCCGGAACCGGCCGTGAGGAGAAAATATGAATAAAAAGGAAATCGTTATTTCGACCAAAAAATTCGGATATATTACAGGTTTTATCTCTGGGAAGAAAAAAGTCTTAAAGTCTGAAAGTTCTTTCCCTGTAGAGCAAAAAGATGTGTATGATTATACAATGATTGATCATAATGGAAATCAATACATCCTTGGTACGTTCACGGCGGAGCAGCTTGCAAAGGTTAAACGGATCGAAGAAGATTTGACGTATGATTATTCGATGTTGATTTAGATATGAAAACGAAACGATTTAAGCCCAAGGATCATGTGCGAATCATTAGCACGGATAGTGCGTGGATTGCGGATCCGGTAATAAAATCTTGGTATATCGGTAAAACCGGGGTGGTCGCAAAGCGTTTGGGTGCGCACCTTTATATTCTGATTGATCATTACGATGAAGATATTTGCTTGAAAGATGAAGATGTTGAACTGATTGAAGGTGAAAAATAATAGGAGGAAATTTAGATGAAATTCACGTCTACAAAGCGCTTAATGCGCCGGGTTGCACAATTGATAATGGCGTTTGTGATTATGGTTTCAGTGGGGAATCCGATTCCACAAAAGAAGTTGGTGTTCCGCGAACTTGCGCCGCCGGGTTTAATTGGTTTTGATTCGTGGCGTGTAAGCCAAGCCGAGGTGTTATCCAAGCTGGAACAAAAACGATTGGATCGTTTGGTATACGAAGCTGAACAAGAACGATTGCGATTGGAACACGAGGCATATATTGCGTCACGCAGCATAACGAAAACTGTCTACCTAACGAATTATTATATCGGCGATGGCAGTTCTGGATCAGTTACGGCATCCGGCAAAAATGTATCGCAGTTTGAAGTCAATGAAATTGGGTGGTACACCTACAAGGGCAAAGTGGTATTGGCGGGTGCGATGAATTACTGTCTACGCAGAACCACCGGTATTTGTCGGCGTTGGAATGTTCTTCCGTTGGGTTGGGTTTCGTTCGACTTCTATGACGAGGTTACGATTATCTACCAAGGTAAGTCCTACCGTGGCGTGTTCTTAGATCTATGTGGCGCAGCGATGTATCGTATCAATGGCGAACAATATCAACGCATTGATGTGTTTATCTATAAAAATCACTTTGGAAAAGTATTAGGACAGATCAAGTATACGCTTGACGATTAGACATTGATAAGTTTGTGAATTTATGTTATAATGTACAAGGGAGGAACTATGTCAAAAATTATGTTCATGGGCGAGGAAATCACGGATGGTATCATTTTTGACGCTACGCCCGGCTTGGTGATCGTTGAAACGATTCGTTATGAAGAGATTATATGCACTTATAAAGGGAAAAATTATTTAAGGATTTATTCGGATAACGCTAAGTTTACAGAATATAGTTATACATTTGTTCCGATCAAACGTCCTTGTGACCATAAAGGTATTGATCGAGAGAATTTACCGAAGCCTTATTTTACCATTGACAAGGGAGGAATGACTGTCTATGAAAAAGGTTGATGTTTTAGATGAAGCGTTGCAAGAAGAGGGTGACGCTACAAGCGCCGATTTAATTATCACGTTGACCGATCGGTTGCGTGTGTTGGTGTTCAGATCCAAGAAAGAATATTTGTTGCAAGAATTGATTCGCCGGACAAGCCGTGGCAAGGGGAAATTAGCCGAGGGTGTCAAGTATGAAAATTGGATGGCAAGGGGCAGCTTTGGCAATGTCGAACAATGTTTGGTGTTGGCGGTTCGACTTGCTGCCGAATTGAAGTGCGTGGATAAACGCGAGATTGAATTAAAAGAATTTCTCAAAGCACAACGAAGTTGTAATGCCGAGTTAAAAGAAATTATTAAGGGGATTTAATATGACAGACAAGAATTATCCCAAGATTTTCCAAACCGAATACGAGTTGCGAGAAACTATTGATGAGATCATCGAACGAACCGGATTAACCTATCGTGAAGTGCGTGATTGTATTGTGTTTTGGATCATAGATGGATCCAAGTACGGTGTACGGTTGCGTGACGATGGCGAACACCGGTTATGGATTGAGAACGTCGAACAAAAGTGATTAAAGTTGTACTAGCCTTATTTTCAGACGTGTAGGACGTGATTTGCGTTGAGGTAGGGTAAATATACCGCCAACGATTTACAACGCTTGTACAAAAGATTTTAACATTAAATCGGAGGATATTATGTCGAAGATCGAACGCCGCGTTTATAACAAATGGGCATTTACCGAACAGGAAGATTTGAAGGGGAAAATCAATCAACAGATTTACAGACGGTTGATGAAGAAGTATCGTTGTGCGATCATTTTTCCAAGTGAAGTTGGAATTTATAATACGGATACCTTTGATTTGATTCTGATCCAAGTTGCTGGGTTCGCACATTCAACGTATTCGATTTATCACAACACAACGCATTTGTCGGATGATGAAATCATGTTGATTTGCGACCGGGGCAACTTGTGCTTTGGTGGGCATCGTGAGGGTGGCGCATTTATCGTTGAAGAGGATTGATTGTATCATTTAAGTTGCATTGTAACAATCGAAATGTTATAATGCAAATAGTTTAGTATTTGTAAACTTGAACGTAAAAGTTTAGTATTACAGACAATTTGAACTGTCGCAAAAATGGCGATAGTTGGGAGGAGGTTTAGATGAATCAAGTGGTAATTGATCAGATTATTTTGTTGGAACAGAGAAAAACGCAATTGCAGCGTGAAGTACAGTCGCTTTCTGGCAACAAAGGACGGTCTTTGGGTGTTCATAGACGTCCCAGCTACATGGGTAGTGGATTAGATCTTATTTGTGACTTAAGCGACGAAGAGATTGATGCTCTTATTCAATATAAAGAATCGTCAATCGCTGACATTAAAAAGACTTTGGATTCGTTATAAAATCTGTATTTTATGTGGATCATTCCAATAAAGGAGAAAAAATGGAACTGGGAAAATTTGAAGAACTTGAAAAGCTGATGGGCGAAAAGAAAAGATTGTTGGATGATATTGACACGTTGGCGGCGAGATTTAAGGGTGGTGTTTATATCGCTTACGATGATTCCGTTTGGGGTATGCCTAATTCACGGGTCAGAATTTGCATCTTGACCGCAGATGAAACAAATGCAATCATTCGATTAAAACAAAAACGCGTTGACGAAATCGAAGAGATTTTTTACAAGGCATAGTCAACCATGACAAAACAATTAATTGATAGTGTTCTTAAAGATGGCGTTGCGAAGTATCCGGTAGGCGATTATGATGGCTTCAAGGGGGAAGTCAATTTAAAAATTGATCCCACTACGTTGTTGGAAGTCGTTCTTTCAGTAAATCATTACCGTGCGTTTGTGGGTGAATTCACACTGTTGGTTCGACAAGGATTGATTGATCGTGATGGCGAACTATTTCTAATCCCGGATTGGGATAAGTTTATTTGGGCGGTGGATGCGTACTACAAAACGTGCTACGCAGAGGAGGATTAACGTGAGAGCGACAATTCAACGATTCAAAGAAGTTGTAGGTGATTGGCATGATTTGACCATCTATGATTTGTGGATGCTTGAGGGGTTCTTGGTGGATGCACTAAAAGAGTTTAACGATCGTGGTATTTCATTAGTAAAAGAATTGGAAATTGTTGATCACTTTGACTTTGAGTTCGAAGATGGCAAGTTGTCTTGGGCGTGTCTTGATGTTAAGGCGCACTACTTTAATTGTCGGACTGCATTTAGGATGGGCTATGAATTTGAGGTCGCGCCTTGGGCAGATTCGGTGAACCTTATGCCGTTCTTTTCTGCGTTAAACAATTTTATAAACGTTAAAGAGTTCTTAAAATTAGGTCAAACATTGTAATAAAGAAACATTATGCGTAAAAGCAGGAACAGAATATGGGTTCGGATCCTAGCTGCGTGTATGTCGATGTTCTATAACCGGATGTTGGCGTCACGCTTTACCGATTGATTCTTGACGATTGATCTAATTTATAGTATAATGATAACAGTAAATAAAACAAGGGGGATGTCAAATGTTTAATTGGGATTATACAAGTCCAACAGAAACGTCTACCGGATATGAAGATGTTATGAATCAAATCGACATCATTTCACCGGATGACTTTAACTTGTTGGATGATGCGGCAAAGGACGAAGTGGTTGAGAAAATCTTTAACGTTGTAAGATCAAAAAACATTTTCCCCATATATTATTTTAATGAAGATGGAATTAAAAAAGAGATTGTCAAATGTATTGGTAAGGATGTCAAGTTGAACAAGGTGGTTGACGAAAAAAGTAATGCTGGGCAGTATGTTTGTATGTTGCTGTTCAAGAATTTACACCAAGTCCAGTGCAAGGGCGCCAAGGGCAACTCTATGTACGATAGATTCTATGATGATCATAAACTTAAAAAAACAATTAGGTTCGCTTTGACATATGAAAGATTACGGAATATTTATAGTGGGTTATATCGTAACTCAAGGTTAATTGGTGGTAACGTTGCCACAAATTTTCCACCTATGAAGGCTAAGTCGATTTATGAGAAGTATTGCCCCCAAAACGGGGTTATCTTTGACTATTCGTGTGGTTTCGGTGGGCGTATGTTGGGTGCATTAACAAGCAAAAACAATTACAAATATTTCGGAGTCGATCCGTGTACCGAAACATATGAAAACCTAAAGGTATTAGGTGGATACATCGAATCGGTTACTGGGCGCAAAAACTCTTTTAAAGTATTGTGTTCCGGTAGCGAAAACATCAATTACCATCCACTAACGGCAGATTTTGCGTTTAGCAGCCCACCTTATTTCAATTTAGAGTCCTATTCCGACGAAGATACGCAGTGCTATATTAAGTTTGGCGATATTGAATCTTGGATAGCCGGATATGTTAAGCCCACAATACAAAATATTTATGGGATGTTGAAACATAATCGGTTCTATGCGGTCAACATAGCCGATTTCAATGTTGGAAATAAAAAGGTTCAATATGTTGATAGATGGATTGAAGCAAGTAAAGAGGTTGGTTTTGATTTTGTGGAAAAACTTGAAATGAAATTACAAACAAGAAAAGGATCTGGTCATAAAGATGATAACGGTATTGATAAGCCGAAATCAGAGGGCGTATATGTATTTTATAAGAATTGATATTTTGCATTAAAAAATAAAACAAGGGTTTTATGGAGGAACACATGATCAAAAAAGAGTTATATCCCAAGACGGTTCGGATTGGGTTGAATCCGAATATCATCATTACAGAAAAACTAGACGGAAGTAACCTTGGGTTTTTTAAATTAGGTGACACGCTTTATATTGCAACCAGAAGCAATGTGTTTACGCTAAGCGAGATTGAAGACGCAAAACCTGTTTTGTACAAGGGGTTATATGGTTGGTTAAAAGAATATGGCGAAAGCCTGTTAACCTCATTGAATGATGGTAGTGCTATCTGGGGTGAGTGGATTGGCATGGGAAAACTTAAATACGACTTTGGCAATAATAGATTCTTCATGTTCGCCAAAGGCAACGTCGATATTTCCCTTAAAGTTTCCAACTTAAAGTATGATCCTAACTTGTTTCACTATTCTTTTCAAGAAGATTGGACGCCAAGTTTTATCGAACATGTTCCGGTGGTTTTGCCGGAAGCTGGGTACGAGGACTTGAACATTGGTGCGTTGAACTATTTATACGATCAGTATACCCAAGAGGTTGGTCGTAACGTTGAGGGGTTTGTAATCAACATCAACGGTCAGATTTGCAAGTATGTTCGTATGAAAAACGGTAAACTTGCCGATCATTTTGATCGGGGAGAATAGAGGTAAAAACACAATGAAAAAAATATTTGATGATTATATTAAGATGATGAAATTTGTATTGTTCTATTTTGCTAATGTTGGTGGCTTTTTTGTTTCTATTGCGATTGTGCTTTTATGTGGAGATTGGTTGGTTAGCGTTCTAGGGAGCCAGATTGGTTCGATTTTGTGGTTTGTGTTTCTCATCCTTTTGATTCCGCTATTGTTGTCTTTGTTGCGTAATTTTTGGGAGTGGGCAGATCGCAACGATCTCATATAAATAAAATCGCAGTTTTATCTGCAAGAGGTAAATAATGAACAGTATGTATAAGTATGATCATCTTGTGGATCGTGACTTGGTAATGGAACTTTATTGGCACAACCTTTTAAAAGTTTGTGGCTTGGACGCCTATGGCATGAATTCGCACGGAAAAGGGTTTGAAAACGACACGTTCGCGATTCGTCCCTATAATTGGTCGGACGAAAACGATCCGTTGCCAAATTTTGAATATAAACCGACCGGATTGAAGATTGAATGGTATAAATATCCGTTCCGGGCGTCGTATATGACTAAACCTTACAATCGCGAAGAATTGCGTTGGATCTTCGGTATATGTATTGAAAGCGTTCGCATGGATCGGTATGGATTTCAACCAAAAGATAAAACGAGAGTTTTATAGGAGTTCGATATGAAATTGTATGTTGCTAATGGAATTAAAATAAATTTAACCTCTATATTTGGCGTCGGAAAAGAACCGGATTCGGTTCAGATTGACAATCTTTTGATGAGTTATAACGGTAAATACAAGCCTGTTGGGGTTATTTGCGTGATCGAAGAAGAAAATAAAGAAACGAAAGTTTTATAGGAGAACAAAATGTTAAAAATTATTTTGAAGAACGTAGGTTTGGTTTTTGGAGTACTCGTTACTGCTACTCTGTTTTCTCTTTTTATGCTATATGCGCAGCACTCTGGAATATGGGGGCTAATTGCATTATTGGTTATAATCGTGGTCGCAGCTGTAGTTGCTTTAACATTATTAGATTTAAATTATCGAAAGAAAATCAAAGCGAATAAGGAGAGATATAAATGAGGGGCAACATGAAAAAATTACTTGTTGTATTGCTAGCGATTTTCTTATTCGGATGTAGCAGCAAGGATCCGTTAGCAGATAAAAAGGCGACCTATAAGTATTACATTTACTGTCAAAATGATGGGTTCTTTGAGAGTAGTGTTAAGATTTGGACGAATGAATATGCCATTCAACCGACAGATAACAATAAATATCGGTTGACCGTTTTATTGGATGATGGGTTTTCGTTTGATACTTGTGATCGCATTGATGTGACCGAACAAAAGGTAGTGGGTGCGTATGCCAATAACTGACGAAGGAACAATCGAGTATAGTATCCCAGAAGAATATAAGGCGATGATCACAAAGTCGTTCTTGCAAACGTTACGGTATGGGTTGCAAAAACACTTGGGTAAGGGTACTTATGGCAGTAACTTAGGTTACAATGATGAGGAAACTTGGGTTTATGCGAGTGGATCTTATGGTTGGCAGATGGCTTTTACCGAAGCTGCCAAGTTACACAAATTAGACGAGTTGCTGTCGTATTACGATTCGTTAGATTGGTATGATTCTGATAGGTTTGATGGCGACATTATTGATCTAGCCGTGTTCTACAACGTTATTACCCCTATGCCACCGGTAACGCGTTGGGAAATATTGTGGTCAAGAATCAACTGGACGTGGCAATTGAGAGAGTATTACTTCCTTCGATTCACCGGATGGATAAAGTCATTGTTTAAGAAAAAGAAAAAACCGGTTAATGGTTTGGGGTGGGCGCTTGATAAACAGCTTGAAGATTTGTTAGGCGAATCGAAGTTGAAGAAATAGGATGGAGATCGTCATTTGTGTTATTTTGATTTTCTTAATGGGATCTTTACCAAGAAAATCTAATGTACGTTATCCACGAAATTATAAGGAATAAAACAGAAGTTTTATGTGCTAAATAGGAGGATGTAAAATGAAGGGTGCAAGAGAGTATTTTGACATTATTTACGACGCTGTTTTAGGTTACTATGGCGATTTAACTAAGAGTGGCTTTAAAGAATATCGCCACGGAAATTTTATCTTCACATTAGGGCAACACGCCAGAGGTAAAACGTTTTGTATTGATGTTTATGATCCGTCTAAACCTTTTAATGGGGATAATCGGCTTAATGTATATGGGATGGTTGATGGCGATCGTGGTTGGACTGAAAGTTATGGTTGGTTGATTGACGGGCCATGGAAAGATGAATTTGAGTTATACATTGAATCTTTAAAAGCCGAAGCTGCTCGTAGGGAAGATGAACGAGAGAGAATCAAAGCAGAAAGACTTCTTGAATTGGGACGCGAAAGAGAAATACAAATTGCCAAAATGAAAGAATTGTTTAAATAGCAACTTAAATTGGTTGCTATAACGAAAAGCAACTTGATATGGTTGCTTATGGAGGGGTTATGAAAAAAGAAATACATATGTTTAAGAATAAAAGGGTGAATTTGGTATGGAAATTTATTTCATATCTGGTTGACTTGGTACTTGCTTATTGGTTTTTCAAATGGATTGGTGCGCCAGTTGTGTCTTTGCCACTTATGGTTTTGCACATTTTGATCATTTACGCTAATACATATCAGTTACTATATTCTGATTCGTTTGACGCTACAGTTAAGATGTTTGGTCAATATTGGCACGATGTTTTGGCTTTCTTCTTTATAATCATTGAATTCGTTCTTGCGTTGCCGGTGTTTCCGATTGCAACTTTGTTGGGAATAAGTAATGCAGATGCCTATCAATGGTATTGGGCGATGGTGTTTGTCGGTAATGCGACTGATCTACTGTATTTCTTGTTCAAGACCGAAATTCGTCCGTGGGTTAAATCAAAGGCAAATAAATATGTCCAAAAATAGCCAAACCAAGGGCGATGTTGAATGGTATTTGCCCGGTGAAAAGAAACCATTTGCGCATAGCACGAAAGCGACGTCGGATCTAATCGTTATGCTATCTTATATGTGTAAAACGATCGGTGAAGTTTATCAGAACATTAACTATGATCCAGACGCAAAGAAAATTATTGAAATGTATATCGCGTGTGGATACGAGAGTGAAAATCCGGAGAATTGGTTTAAGTAATAATTATATCCGATAGGGTATAATATGCGTATCAATGTTCTGTATTGCACCCATATGGGTATAATCGGCATTTAATTGCCTATAATCGGCATTTAATTGCCTATAACCCCTATTAAATAGGGTTAATGTGCAATATAATCCCTATTAAATAGGGTTTATCCCATTGCAGATAAATGCGTAATTCTACACTTTTTTGCAACGATAGATTTACCGTTGCAAAAATCGTTGCAAAATACAACGATGATTAGGGTATCGTTGCAGATTTATGCGTACAAAATGTAAAGTGTACGCACGAGGCGAAATGAAATATAAGTTAAAAATTATGATCGACGCTACCGAAGAAGCGATTAACGCTTGGTTTGAAAAGCATCCAGATATTGAAGTCGTATCTTTGGAACGTAAGAACATAGATAATCCGGTAATGTCGGGCTTGTCTGGTCACAAGAACCATTGGATCGAAACCATCATTATCTATACAGAGGGAAAATAATACATGGAAAATAAAATTAGAATTTTATCTAAGGAGGAAATTGGATGAACGTCGAAGAACATAACAGTAAGGTCTTGGCCCTCAATATCAAAGAATCGATTGTTTATCGCAACCTTGTGTCAAAGAGAGAGATTAGGCAATATGAGATCCTAATTGACGACATCGAGAAACGTCTTAAATCCGAAGCGTCAAAACGCACTGGGGATGATTTGATTCAAAGTTTGGAAAGCAATATCAATTACCTTAAAGTTCAAAGAGGTTATTTGAGTATGTGGGAAGATAGCAGGATTATAACCGACGGTATGATTATGCAATATGGTTTGTATAATGATCCGGAAGTTAATTCAAAATATGTGTTGGAACTATCCGAAGGATATTAAAGGAGCAAAAATGAAAGAAATTATTATCACTATTCCCTTAGAGGAATACAACCGACTGATTATTGACCGCGAGCATTTACGTCAAAAGGTGGACGAACTAGAATCCTATATCCGCAATATGCCACTTTGGACGGTGCCAGACTTACCGAATGATCCGTGGGGAACGTCATATAATCCGTATAAAGTGTATCCCGTTACTGTTTCTGATCATACCGAACCGGTTAAGCCTACGACCACAACTGATTATCCAGATTGTGTCGAACCCACGCTTACCAAAGAAGAAGTCGAAGAGTTGTTGTCACCTTACACTACAATTCCGGGACTTAAATAGTAATCTATGACACGCGAAATTAAAGAGGGGTATATTTATACTGCAAACGGCGTAATCTTCGCCCAGAGGTCTGTAATTAAGTCTGGAACGATGCTACGCGTTGATTCAATTGATATTCGTTTGCGTCACGAACAAGATTTGGTTATCTTAACAGATCCGTCTACAGGATTAAAATACGAAGTGACTCGTGATAGATTTGAAAATGGGTTTGAGCTGTTCGCAGCGACCATCGTTAGTCCGCGAGCGCAGAAAATTGACCCGTTGCAATAAACGGGTTTTTATGTTATAATGTGCAGGAAGAATAAAACGGTTCTTTTATGCGAGAGGGGTATTATGAAATATAAAGTTGGGCAAGTTGTTTCGGTGAAGAAGATTACACCGGGTACGGAAGTGGATTGGATCGACGGTGACACGCTTGAGTTTAACCGTGTGATGTCGTTATTCCCTATGGTCACAATCCGTGAGGTGGATGATGATATGGAAGTTTACAACGTGGAAGAAATTCCGTATGCGTATTGCGAAAATATGATTGAGAAATTGGCGGACTTAAAACATGACAAAAGAAAAAGTTAATTTAGCAACTACCAAAGTAGATCCAAGTGAATTTATGAAGGGGGTTTCTCTTCTTGCTAAAAAGTATGAAGATCAACCAGAACCCATCTACGGAATATTTGCCGAAGGATATTTGATTAATGATATTAAAACCTCGTATGAATTCGGCGAATCCAGCACGTCAATCCTAGATATAAAAGGGTTTGGTTATCCTGCTAGTTTGGATGGTGTATTGGTCTTTAAGGTGCCATCGGAAGAACGATTCATCAAAGGTCGCAGCTGGTTCACAGTAACCAAAAGCGAATACGATAAATACATGGCGTTAATTAACGAAATCAAGTTTATTAGAGGTTTGACAACAAAGGAGGATTAACTATGTTTGAAGAATACGAGTATTACGAACCAAGAGAATCCGATAGTTATTCGGATAAGGTTCAAGAGTTGATTGATTCGATCCGTGGGGATATTTCGGAAAATATCAAGGTAAAACTTGATGATTACGATTTATTAGCAAAAAAACTTGAAGAAACCGAAAAAGAAAACTATAAGTTGAAAAGCAAAATCCAAACCGTTGAATCCGAAGTTGAAAAGAAGAAACAGGAATTGGAACGGGATTTCAAGAAAATCAAGCTGGAAGATATGTTTAAGGATACCTACTACGTTGCGTGGGGTGTTGGAAGCAGACAGGTTGCGTTCCCTAAGTGTGGCTATTGTGATGACAAACGCCAAGTGGAAGTTACGTTGCCGTCCGGCGCCAAGGTCAAGACGACGTGCGATTGTAATAAATGGGTTACTGAATATGTCGTTGTTGAAGCGAACCTTGCTAGATTTGCCATTAAAACCAACAAAGACGGTAATCCGTTTGTGTATGATTTCCGTTGGTCGAACAATCGTCTTTATGGCGAATTATACGATATAGAATTTAGGAAGGGGACTTCACCAAAGGAATTATTTGATCCACAAAATTGTGATACTTACACTTCGCTATATACAACCACAGAAGAAGCACAGAAACATGTTGATTATCTGAACGAAAAGGAGAGTAAGCGAAACCATAATAATCCGGTGTCGCTCAAGGTATAATAAAATGGATTTTTTATATGCCCTCACGCGAGTGATAAAATGAAACTTAAGAGATATTACACGATTGAGCAGCTAATTGATTATCAAGAGCGAAAGAGATTTTCTGATCACGAATTGGGAGGGCTTTACCAAGAAGAGGTGGAAATCACCGAAGTCCTCAAATCACAAGTGCCCAAACCATTAGCAGAGAATCGCAATGATCTTCAACTGGATTGGAATGTTGAAGTGGATTGTGAACCGATCGAGTTTGTGGAAGCATTTTGTGCGTTTTTAGAACATAACGGATGGTGTGGTGGTGGAATTACGAAACCACAGGAGGTGGACGATGAAACAAGTGTTCAAATTTAGAGGTAAACGGTTCGCGGATCACATTATACCGGGTACGAGTACAAATATCCCTAAAGGGACGTGGGTTTATAGTGACGGATTGGTAAAAGATTATTTTAACGATAATGTTTATGTCACACAAGTTGGTGATCCTATTATTTCGCACGTTGACATTATCCGTGTCGTTCCCGAAACAGTATGTATGTATTTGGGTATTAGCGATATGAAGGGCGTTGAAGCATATGATGGCGACATCTATATCAATAATCAGAATGGAAATGTGGGCGTGTTATCTGTTGATGCGTACACTGGTGGCTATCATGTCCGATGTAAGGAATATAATAGCGAGGGTCGCCTAGTTACCATCGCTCCGTTTGGTTGGTTGGACTTGACTGATTTTGATATTATTGGCGACATTTTTGACAACAAGGAGTTGATTCCACAATGATAAATTTCTTAGTTGGAGCGGTTGTAGGACTATTCCTTGGTGCATCTATCGGGGTCGTTCTCATGGCTTGCTTACAAATAAATCGGATACGGAAGGTAAAATAGAAAATGAAACAAGTTCGTAGATCGGTATTTGAAACGAATAGTAGTAGTGTCCATAGTATTTCCATTATTAAGAGTGTAGATCGGTATTCAATCCCCAAACAGATTAAGTTTGATAATGATTGCGAGTTTGGTTGGGAAGTTGAAACATATAGAGACACCAATTCAAAGGCCAACTATTTGATGTCTGGGATTGCTTGTTCGGCGAAAGACCAAGAAACTTTGAATCGCAATGTTAAACTTCTGTTTGACGCGCTGGATTCTTGGGACGTCAAACACGATACGCCTACGTTTGAATATCGCACATGGGGCGATGGTGAACGTGGGTGGTTCTCGTTCGGTAGTGTGGATCATGGTGGCGAACTAGATGATTTTGTCGAAACCGTTCTGAATGATCGAAACCTATTGTGCAACTTCTTGTTTGACATTGATAGCATTATTGAGACCGGTAATGACAATGAAGATTGCGATAGACCGGAATCTTTACATGAAAATGATCCGAATTATTATGTTTACGTTAAAGGAAATTAAGGATAGAAAATATGAAACAAATTCGACGTGGTGTATTTGAAACCAACAGTAGCAGCACACACAGCTTGACCATTCTTACAAAACAACAATTTGAAGATTATAAAGGCAACAAACTTATCTTTGATCGATATGGGGGCGAGTTGGTTGACGCCAAAAATAAAAGCGCAGATACAGACGAATATCGTTTTTGGACTTGGACAGAATTTGGCGATTGTTACGAAACTTATTCGCAAAAATTCACTACGCCGTCTGGGGACGAAATGGTGGTAATCGGTTATTATGGATATGACGGATAAATAAATAAAAGGGGAACTTGACATGGAAAACGAAATTAAACAATTATATCAGTATCAAAACGGAAACTACGCCGTCACACTTTTTGACGACGGGACAAAAGTTCGCGAGAACGATCTTGATTTCTTTGATGCCAAGTTCCCAGAGAATATTGACATCAAAATTACCAACTACTGTAACGTGGGATGCACAATGTGTCACGAGGGCAGTGGGTTGGATGGCATACATGGCAACATCATGGATTTGAAGTTTATTGATACCTTGCGTCCGGGGACAGAATTGGCGATCGGTGGTGGCATGGTTACAAGTCATCCCGATCTGGTTGAGTTCCTTTGCAAGTTGGAGGCGCGTGGCATTGTAGCCAACATTACGGTAAACCAAGTGGAATACGAAAATAACTTGCACTTTGTGAATACGTTGATTGACCGTAAGTTGGTTCATGGTGTTGGCGTTTCCTATCATCATACGAATGATTCATTTTGGGAAATGGTATCGCAAAACAAGAACGCCGTTGTTCATCTGATCAATGGGATCCATGGCAAGGAAGTTTTTGATTACTTGTCGAAGTTCCCGTTCAAGGTATTGGTCTTAGGATATAAGTATCTTCGTCGTGGCGTACAGCTTTACGACGTTATGGGTAAAGCGATTGAAGCCAACAAACAATGGTTGCATGACAACCTTTGGGAATACGTCGGGCATTTCCCCGTATTCAGCTTTGACAACTTAGCCATTAAGCAATTAGATCCACATCGGTTCTTGACAGACGAACAATGGGCAGAGTTCTTCATGGGTTCGGATGGGCAACATACGATGTACATTGATACCGTGATGGGTGAGTTCGCACAAAGTTCTACCAACATGCACCGGATGAAGATTATGGATAGTATTGATGATATGTTTGCGTTAGTTAAATCAGAATCGGTAACGGTGTAAACTTAGGTGGGTAGACGAGCAATAAGAGTCGGTTAAGACAATAATCTCTGCCGGAACGCATGGTTGCCTTCGGGATATGCCATAGTACGCAGGACGTGTGATTGAAACTGCACACCCCACCGTGTTTTGTTAGTTTACATAAAACTATTCTTTTATGTCTAAATATGACAGTTTTGGGTCTATTCTGGGTGGTTTTTGGTACACCATTGACCGAAACACCGATAATATCCGATATTTTCTACCGATACGACCTTATTTTGCGATAAAAACGCATAAAAGGCGACGATGAAAATATCGCAGCTTGGATTATAAAAATGGGTTTGGGTTACTTTTTCGGTGTTTTACGAGAGTATGTAAAATAGGGGGTATATCTATCAATAAACAAGTTATCGCCGTTGACTTCGACGGAACGTTGTGTGTCAATAAATGGCCGGACATCGGCAAACCGAATGTATGGTTGATTGCATTTCTCAAACAACAAATCGCCGACGGGCATCAACTGATCTTATGGACGTGTCGAGAGGACGAACTACTTGCTAATGCCGTAGCATGGTGTAAAGAGCAAGGGTTGACCTTTGATGCCGTTAATGCGAATATTCCCGATAGGGTTGAAAAATGGGGTACGGATCCACGCAAGGTCGGTGCAGATTTATATATTGATGATCGCGCCATTGGCGTGTTCTGGGGAACGGGGTGTTGATATGAGTAAATACGATTTTAAGCCGGGTGACTTGGTTGCATATGTTCCGGTAAAAGATGGGAAGGTACGCAAGATAGAGATTGGCGTTTTTAAGCGTTTTGGTGTTTACCCGGACACCGCCTTTGTGTATTATAGTCCGGGTGATACTTCGGCTGCTACAGATGTTGATGATTTAATGCCGGTTCAAAATTATTGGGTGGTTGATGGATTAAAGGAACGGATGGAGGAACTTAAGAATGAAAATATTTGATTTGAGTATTTCGCCGAATTATGTTGGCAATTGGAGTGTATCTGATGCAATCCGCGAATTATTGCAGAACGCTATCGACCAAGGCAACATGGAAGTAAACTATGAGGATAATACACTTTCAATCTATTCTCCCGACGTTAAACTTGATGTTGCAACGTTAGTCTTAGGCAATACTACAAAGGGCAACGACAAGGCACAGATTGGTCAGTACGGCGAAGGATATAAATTAGCCTTGTTGGTTTTGTTGCGTAATGGTTACGGTGTGACCATATATAACGATGACGAAGTATGGACGCCATTCTTCGACAAATCAGAATTGTTCGGTACGCCTATATTGAAGATTTCAGTGGATGAATGTTCGGATCCCACTGGTGGGGTTACGTTTGCCATCAGTAATCTAAGTAAGTTTGTATATGATGATCTACGCAAACTTTTCCCATGTATCGAAAACAACTTTGGTGAAACCGTGCAGACCGAATATGGCGACATCCTATTGGATAAACAATTCGAAGGACGGATCTTCGTCAAGGGGTTGTATGTTCAGACGGATAGCAGCTTTAGATATGGATACAACTTTAATCCCGAAGTGGTCACGCTTGACCGTGACCGTAAGGCAATCAACTATTGGGATTTGCGTAGACTGACTGCGGCATCCTTGATTACTGTTGAAAACTGTCACCCCAAAATCTTTAAGGCGATTTCCGATACTTACACGGACGCAAAAGACATCCTCGACGTTCTAAACGAAGCAAGTGAAACATTCTTGAATGAGTTTAAGGAAATGTACTACGAAGAAAACGATTTGACCGATAGTGCGATTGTTGTTACCAAAGGTGTTGACCGAGAACTTTCTGGGGTTGGAGCGTTAGCTGCTTTGGTTAGCGATAATTTTGAAGATGTACAAGTTCACGTCGGAACAGAAATTGAATCCTTCATTATTGCGAAAGCACAAAAGTGGGATTGGTTTAGTCGCGTCGTTGATGAATCCGAAAAACGTTCAGATGAAGATGATGCGTTTAAGGTTTTCTTTAATAGTCCGTATCGCAAACTTCTGATGTGGTATCGTAGTGTCAAGGGGAGAATATCAAAACAAAAGCAGGCAGAGTTTTTGAAGCTGATGAACAACGAAGATTTCCATCCTAGTTATTTTGGTAAGATCAGAGCGAAGGTGTTTGCCAACATAGACAAATATCTAGACGATGAAACATTCTGGGAAGACGTTGTGGTGGACGAAGATGATGATTAAGAATAAAATGAACGTTTTATAGGAGAAAACAATGTTAACTTACTTCACAAGCGAAAGTGTATTTCGTGGACATCCGGACAAGGTTTGTGACCAAATTGCAGACGCTATTTTAGATGCTGCGTTAGAACAAGATGAAGATTCTAAGATGGCGGTCGAATGTACGATCAAGGATAACTTCGTTTTGATCTATGGCGAAGCCAAAACAAAAGCCAACCTTGATTACGCCGAAATCGCAAGGGAAACCTTGGTGCTAATCGGATATGACGAAGACTACGAAATTGCCGTTAAGGTTGGTCAACAATCTCCGGAAATCAATCATGCAGTTGCGAGCGACGAAGATGACATTAAAGCTGGCGACCAAGGAATTGTGTTTGGATATGCGTGTAATGAAACGCGTGACTATATGCCATTGTCTATCAGTCTGGCGCATGATATTGCGTCTTCTCTTAGTGATAGCGTGTTGTTTAACGACGGATTTTTAAATCCAGATGGTAAAACACAAGTAACGGTCGAATATCTCAATGGAAGGATTGTTGGGATTAAAACGGTGTTGATTTCCGTATGCCATAAACCGTTATCACAATGGAATCTAGATTTTTCCATGTTGAAATCTATTATTAAACAAGACGCGTACTGCGTACTCACAAGGAACCCCAACGTTAAACAGGGTTGGTTGGATAACACCGAATATATTATTAACCCGGCGGGCGAATGGACGGTCGGTGGATCCTTTGGCGATAGTGGCACGACGGGTCGCAAAATCGTTGTTGACACCTATGGTGGTCATGGTCGTATCGGTGGTGGAGCGTTAAGTTCCAAGGACGCCTCTAAAGTAGATCGTTCCGGTGCGTACTACGCTCGTTATGTTGCAAAGCACATTGTCGCTGCCGGACTTGCATCGTCTTGTGAAATCCAAGTAAGTTACGGCATTGGAATGGCAAAACCCATTTCAGTCCACGTCAGATCGACCGATGCAACCGTAAGCGAAAAGGCGATGTTGGAAATCATTAACGCACACTTTGATTTTAGCGTTGCCAATATCATTAAAGAACTTCAACTGAAACTGCCCAGATATTCCACAACGTCTTGTTTCGGACATTTCGGTGGTCACAAAGGGACTTGGGAAGAATTACCCAAGCTGCAAGACATTAAGGAATACGCAGACTTTATTACCCTAGAGTTTTAGCATAAAATCAATATTTTATAGGAGGTCGCCATGCGAAAGAAAAACGTAAAGCCGAACGAACAAGAATTACGCAATATCGAATTAGCGAAAGCCGAAATTGATGCTATATGTAAAAAGTATGATGTCTATCCCGTGGGGGTCTATTGGTCGTCGGACGACTATGGCGATTGGCAAGGCATCACAACTAATATCGGCATACGTTCTAAGGCGTATGATGATCGCCGGGATTCGTACTTAGCGTCACGCAAAGTATGGAGGAACTGGAAAGAACGTTATGGCGCGATGCGTTACGCCGAGAAGACGATGAAAATGTATCCCAATCATCGTGGGCTTGTAACATACGAAAAAGAATGGGAAGAACCTTCGGGATCCATTTCTCATAAAACATGGCGTCATACCAGCCTTTTTATCCGCGGCTTGCGCGTTAAGGACTGGTCATTGATCAACGACAGGTTGTTTTCGTGGAACCCGAATAAGTTTTGGATGTATAGTGAACATGCCAAGTATCCATATGGCGATGTTAGTTTATGTTTTTATCCCGGTTGCGATGAACCCACACTATTTATGAAGAGTGGTCATTTTAGTGGTGAATTATATGAATTGGGATGTGGACATATTCAACTAATACGAGAACAATCGTTGATTATCCAAATGGTTGATGAGTTGATCGAGTTGGGCATCGTTGAAATTGTAGATCAAGGTCAAGTTAATTCTTGACCTTTGTTTGCTATGCGTTGTGCTTATTTTGGTAATTGATTTTTTAAGTAAATTGTGTTATAATAGGGAAGAATTAAGGAGAGTAATATGAACTCATGTTTCTGGCATAATTTATTTGTTCCGTTCTGGCGGATATATTTCAATCTACAATATTCTGTTTGGCTGCGTAAGAAGATTAAAGATGGTCATTATTTTAACGTTAGATCTTCGTTTAGGGGCACTGATTTAAGTGAGAAATCGTATCCCCTGCAGAAGACTACGAACAACGACGTCGTTCTGTCCATCCGCGAAGAAATGAAACTGCTTGGGCGTGAACTTGCTTGGCAAGATGTCGATCCAGAACTCATTCCCGGAACGTGGTTTGTGTATTACGAAGCCTATGCGACACGCAAGAAAAATGGCGATATTAATTACGATGATGAAATTGAATTTTGGTATTCGATCAGTAAGGATAGGATTGATGAATCCACTAAGGAGAACAAGTGAAAACAACGACAAGAGAAGTTGCGGAGTACATGGGGTTAGAAATTGGTAATGTGGTATCTTTTGGGGGTTGGGATTGGACGTTAAAGCAGGCACCATATGATCCACAAGAGGTTTTTTGGACAAAGGGCTGGGGTGTTGATACAATTGCCCGATCGTTTGAGGGTATTTTAGGGAAAGAATACACATTAGAAAGTAAGGAGGCGAAGGAATGAATAAACTTGAAAGATGCAGATTATTGATTGATGTCGCAGATAAGAAAAAACGCATGGAAGTAAAAACGGACATTGGATGGCGTGAAGTGATTATCGGCACCACCGGTAACTATGTGGTCGATTTAGGGGTAGATCATCGCAATTTGGTTCTTGATGGTCTTTCAGACCTTTTAATGGACGAAATTCGCGAACTTGTTAAACCGTTCAAGCCTAAATTCGGAGAAGAATATTGGTGTTGGGCTAATTGTGGCGTCATTAACGAAACATTCTGTTGTAACATAGACATCCAGCGATACGCCTTTGGCAATTGTTTTCGTTCAAAAGCCGAGTGTTTTGCACATCACGAAATTAAAGAGAAGTTGGAAGCCGTTTGGAAGGAGTTGGAATGAATGAATAAATACCAAGAAGCATTGGATGAAATTGTTGAAGACTTGATTAATTGTGGTCAAATACAAGATCTTCCGGGTGAATCAAGAATACTACGTTGGCAAGAAGTTGGATTGTTAAAAGAACTTGTTGACCAAAATTTCACTCATATTCTGAAAGTTAAGAAAGTTGGGTACCCGCCGAGAATCGCTTTCAGAACATCCGAAGAGGCACGCGAATATGCAAGAAAGCACGATCTCAAAGGCTGCACTCTTGAATCGATTCAGTTTGGGAAGGAGTTGGAATGAATGAAATATTCAGAAATAATTGAAGAATTGCACAACGTAGCTGAACTTGGTATCCCGTTCTGGGTGATCACACGCAATAGCGAACGGTTACATTGTGTATATGCAAACGGACTTATCTATGGTTGTGAAATCGGCGAGGAAGAGGTGCATATCCCTGCCGAAGAGTTGTTACGCGTGGCGCGTTATTTGTTGCCTTGCTACTGATAAAATGGGACTTTTATGAACAAGTATCAAATTGCATGGAATAAAATCTTAGAGCATGAAGATAAGTCAAATGGTGTGTGGACACCACAAGTTAGGGAAATCCTGTTAGATAATGAAAAAGGATTTAATTTGCCGGATGAGTTTGTGTTGATCCAAGGGATTGTTTATGACGCCAAACGCCTATACCGGATTGAAGCTGCTTTGCATGCCGTACTGGGGTTGTCTGGCGACCGAGACGGATATATTACATGCGTACACAAATGTGGTGATGGAACGTTTAGTCTGTCGGATGAATATTCGGTATTTAATTCGGTTGAGGATATGGTGGCGTGGTATGAAGAAAACTACCCGGAGGAATTATGAAAATAAAAGATTTATTTTATCGCGATAAGAATTTGGTGAAGTGTTGCCATTTGGCGGCAGATAATATCGATTTTGAAAGAGACGTTCGGATCAGTCACAACGAAATCAGTTTTGATGCTCTGATTTTATTCTTTGCAGACCGGTATCAATTAACTGGACTTCGCGCTTCAAATCGTAATTGGACAGAGGACGAACGCAACTTATTGCAAACATATGGGAATATCATGGACTTGTTGAAAGAAGCACAAGAACTGGAGGATAAAATCAATGAAGTTCAAAAGTAAGAAACCACAATTATGGAACGATGTAAACGCGTTAAACATTGGTTTGGTCATCATTATGGCGTTGTTTGTACTTTCGATGTTTTTGTGGCGTTAAAGAATGAACCCGCCGAAATATCCACTTGGGTATGTGTTTAATTATGTTGGTGGTATGCGCATGACTATCATGGGACAACGCCTAATGATCAAGAGTACAGACTGGGAATATTTTCTATCCGAACATAACGGGGTTTGTGAAGTTAACAGCTTTTGGGCATTTGAAGGATTGATTGACGAGATTCTTTGTAGGCATTATGGGGATTGCGTAAAACAAGAAAATATGGTATAATACCATAGGAGGAAATGATATGAGTAAAGAACGTGGTTGGTATGAATTTATTGTCAAAGGTAACAAAACAACTTGTTTGTTCCATCACCCAGATTTTGAGCATCCGTTCGTAGGACGTGCGCGTTGGAATCCAGACGATCTGTTTCCGTTCGTTGCCAAAACGGGACGTGAGATTGCACAACTTCGCGCCCATGTGAAATATCACAAAGCCGTATGTAAGGAATTGGACGCAAGACACGAGGTTTATTTCGAAGCTGCTAAGAAATGCAAGAAACGGTTGTTCAAACATGAGGATACGTTGAACGCATTGCAAATCAAGGTCAAGAAATTGACAGGGAAAGAGGATAAAACAGATGGAATTTAAATTTGACGTTAATATGGATAATTTCAGTCGTGACGGATATTTTGAAAGTCCAGAATTTGAAACTTGGCTTACAGAATCGGTACGCGACACGATCGCAAATAGCATTATTGAAACTTACGTTAACAAGAAACGCAGGGTTTGGTCTGATAGCGATATGGATTCTTACATTAAGAATATCGTTGCCGATTCGATCCAAAAAACATTTAACAACGCCGATATTATTAATGAAATCAAAAACAAGGTCGTTGACACGATTGCAACAAAGGTTGCCGACAAAAAGGCTTTGGCGGCGTCCCAATTTGACATCAAAGGATTTGAAAACTTAACGCCTAGTAACAAGAAGTATTTGTTAGACTTGATGGATGAAGTGATCGCCAAGAAGTTTAAAGGTATATGATTCCTTCGCACGAAGAAGTTGTCACCGAATATCTTGCCGATATTTCGACAAAGATGGATCGGATCATTGAGTTGCTTGAGGCAATTCACGATCATGGGTATCGGTCGTTGGAATTGACGGCAGATATGAGCGCCACCATAGATACAATAAAAAGGAATACACGATAAAAGATTAAAAGAAAGGTTGGTGCCAATGGCTTCTCAAGAACTAGAACTGAAAGTATTAGAGGCACAACATCGAATTGAAGATTTATACCACGAAACCAAAGGCAAATGCTATTTAGCCTTTAGTGGTGGGAAAGATAGTATGGTGTTGTTATCGTTGATAAAGCAGTGCGAAGAAGCGTATACAATCATTCCTAATTCGATCCCTGCCGTTTTTAGTAATACTGGGATTGAATTGGATGCCACCGAAAAGTTTGTTAAATGGGTGTCTGAAAACTATTATGGGAATGTACAGATTATTCGCCCGGATGTTAGTTTTTCTTACGTTCTTGAAAAAGAGGGTAAACCGATTAAGTCTAAGTTTAAAAGTGATTTAATACAGGGTTATCAGAAGAAATATAATGATCAGACGGTAGGATACAAAGGGTTGATGATGACGAACGAAAAGTCTTATACGGCTAAGTTAAAAATTGGCGAAAAAGACTTACATATTATGAGTCCATTATTTGACATTAAAGTTAGTTCTAAGTGTTGCAACTACCTCAAAAAGAAGCCCTTTGTTAAATATCAAAAGGAACACGATGTTTTGGGTTATATTCTTGGTGAACGCATGGCAGAAGGTGGCGTTAGAGAAACTTCTACACACATGAGGATGAAAAACGGTGGTAAAATATGCACCAAGACTAAAGGTAAATATACCGTAAAACTTCCAATTATTGACTGGTCTGATGATTTGATTACAGAATACATTGAAGAATATAAGGTTCCGTTGTCAGAGGCATATGAGGTGTACGGATTAAAGCGAACCGGTTGTATCGGTTGCCCATTTGCAAGAGATCTTAAGACGAATTTAAAAGTTTTGCATGATTACGAACCCAACAAGTATAAGGCGACGATGTTTTGGTTAAAAGATGTTTATATAGCGCAAAATACAAAGTTGGAGTTTGATGAAGATTATGAATCAGATCGCGTTAAAAAATGGGATGCAGTATATTCTGATCTGCGCTACGAAATGCTAGTAGAAAACAGACCGGATAAATCAGAGAAATATTACAACAGAGATAAGATTAATCGCGAGTTGGTATCTTTTGAGGAATATATCAACCGTTTCTATTTGCAGTTAGCATTAAACGCAAATAACCGCAGCCTACATGATTATTTGTACACTGACGACCAAGTGGGGTTTGTTCGGTTGGTTAAAGATTTTTGTATAGGCCTTAGAATATTAAAAAATAAACAATCTGGCGATGGTCTTAATTTGTTTAGTGTTGACCTTGTGGGTGCGATTAACTTAAGTTATGACGCAATCTGCGTTAAGTGGTTTAACGTATATAAACATACACGCGCAGAATGGGCTTATGAGATTTCTAAGGAAATGGGGGAAAATCAATTTGATTGAAGTAAAATTAGACCCCAAAATTAATATAAGCGATCGTCTACAATTAAAAATCGCCGAAGCACAACACCGTATTGAGGATTTGTTTAAGGAAACGGATGGGAAATGTTACCTAAGTTTTTCCGGTGGTAAAGATAGTACGGTTGTTTTAACGTTGATTAAAATGTGCGAACAACTGTATACAATTCCATACAATTCAATCCCTGCTGTATTTAGCAATACAGGGATTGAGTTAGACGCGATATATAATTTTGTTCAATGGACTAAGGATAACTACTATGATGGTGTTGTCGTTGTAACGCCAGAGGTTTCATTTGATTGGGTATTAAAGAATAAGGGCAAACCAATGATTTCCAAGATGAGAGATCACGCACTACGCCAAACGCAATCAAAACCAACCACAAAGATCCGTCGGCAGCTTGTTGAGGAGCCGGGTGCAAAAAGATCCCCAACATGGGGACTTGCAGATAAAGATATGCACGTTTTTAGCCCTATATTTGACATTAAGATCAGTGCAGAGTGTTGCGACATTTTAAAGAAGAAGCCATTTAAAACATTTGCAAAAGAAAATGGTATGAAGGGCTATATGAGTGGTGAACGAAGTGCAGAGGGTGGCGCAAGAAAGTTCCAAGCCAAACGAAGAGAAAACGCGAACCACAAGATTTGTACACGCATTGTTGGTGAATATATAGTTAAATCACCTATTATTGATTGGTCTGATCAAGATGTAGAAGGTTTTATCAGTGCAACCAATATGCCACTATCTGAAGCGTACACAAAATATGGTATGCAACGAACTGGGTGCTTTGCTTGTCCGTTTGGTGGCGATGTCTCAAATCAATTAAAGACATTGAAAGACTTTGAGCCTAACAAATACAAGGCAAGTATGTTTTGGTTAAAGGATGTATACATTGCCAAGAATATCAAGTTAGATTTCGATGAAGAATATGAAGAACAAAGAAAAGAGAAGTGGGACTCTATATATTCAGACTTAAGATTTTTGATGGTCGAACGTCATCGCCCACAGGTAGCACATAAATTCGTGAATAAAGATAAAACGTCGAACAAGATAGTGTCTTACGATGTGTTTATAGAAAACTTTTATCTTTTATTGACGGGTGGTGGGAATCAGAAAAATCTTAGAGCGAATTTCTTCCCTAAAACGCACGATGGATTTATTGCGTTATCAAAAGAGTTTGGCATGAGTTTACACGCCCTATCAGTTTTAAAAGGGTCGGTATTAGGCGAAGATGATTGGAACATTTCGGAAGCAATATCTGCCGGATATGGTCGAGTTTGCAAAAAGTGGTTTATGGAAAACGATTTTAGCAAAGCAGAATGGATTTATGAGGTATCCAAACAAATAGGAGGGTTGGACAATGAGTGAACGCAATTTATCAATCTATTATGCACATCCAGTTGATCTGTATAATACACCACAAGAAATAAGAGATTTGGATTTAATTGACAACCTATTTGGCGACAACTACAAAGTGATTAACCCAAATAGCCCGAAAGATGAAGACGCTTATAAAGCGCAGGGTATGGAATATTTCTTAAATATTGTTAGTGGTACAAATCTACTAATCTTTAGAGGTTATCCGACGGGCAAAATTCCTGCCGGCGTCTACAAAGAAATTGTACGCGCCATCGAATGTGGCATCCCCGTGCTTGAGTTACCCGGATTGGTTGATCGGGTTTTGTCGGTTGAAGATACGCGTCAGTTTATGAGAGAAATTGGAACACGATAAAAGAGTGATTTTATAGGAGGTGGGGTTTTGATTGTAGGACTTATTGATTTGGATGCAAGTAAGTTCCCGAACGTGCCACTAATGAAAATATCGGCTTGGCACAAGGCGCAAGGCGATACCGTGGAATGGTATGATCCGATGTTTAGTTTAGAAATGGATCGTGTTTATATCGCCAAAGTGTTTGATTGGACACCGGACTTTCAGTTTGAAATCCGTGCTAAAGAAGTGATTCGTGGTGGTATTGGCTACGGCTTAGATTTTGATAATCCTTTGCCACGAGAGATTGAACATATGTATCCAGACTATTCGTTATATGGTGTGGATAAGGCGTATGGATTTTTATCAAGAGGATGTCCACGCAATTGTTCGTTTTGCAACGTAAGTCAACATCAAGGTTTGCAGTCCCGTAAGGTCGCAAACCTATCTGAATTTTGGAACGGACAAAAAGAAGTTGTCTTATTGGATCCAAACATACTTGCTTGTAAAGATTGGAAAGAATTGATTCAACAGCTTGTTGATAGCAAAGCCAAAGTGGACTTTTCGCAAGGGTTAGATATTCGCTTAATGACAAAAGAAAAGGCAGAAATGATCAATCAATTAAGGGTCAAAACAATCCATTTTGCTTGGGATAGTTATGATGAGCGAACCTATGATAAACTTAAAGAATTTAGAAATGTCCTAAGATTCAAAAGCAGGCAACTGTCTGTCTATGTGTTGGTTAATTACGACACAACGTTTGAACAAGATTTGGATCGAATTTATCGTTTAAGGGAATTAGAGTATGATCCTTATGTAATGATTTACGATCGGCAGAACGCTAGTAAGCAAATTAGGCATATGGCGCGTTGGGTCAACAATCGTATCATTTGGAAATCATGTAAACGTTTTGAAGATTATCAAAACATATAAAGGAGAAATTATGTTCGGTATTAAATTTGGGCGTAAGGTTAAGTCTCCCGTTGAACAAATGCATTGTGATCATAAATGGCACTATGAGTTCAATAGTGGTGGCGGATTATGCGAGAGCAATGATTATCGGGAATGTAAAAGATGCGGTCTTGTTGAGGATATTTATTCAGAAAGTAATTTCATTAAATATAAGACAAAAGTATTTCTGATTTGCCCAGTTCGCAACGCCACTGGTTATCAAAAGCAGGAAATGGCATCATATATTGAAAATCTTGAATCGAAGGGTATTGATGTTTACTATCCTGCACGAGACACAAATCAAGTGGACGACACCGGTTATCGCATTTGCAAAGATAACCTTAATGCGATTCGCGAAGCCAACGAGGTGCATATTTTCTGGGATAAAGACAGCTCTGGATCCTTGTTTGATTTAGGGATGGCGTTCGCACTCAACAAACCAATATTTATTGCAAACGGATGCGACGTAAAACTTACCGATGGTAAGTCGTTCGCGAATATGATTTCGGAATGGGCTAAAAAATCAGACTTAAAATAAGTATTTTATGAGGGAATTTCTAAAATAAAACTGTTGTTTTATGTAAATCGGAAACGGGGTAGCGAAAATGAATGTACTTAGTTTGTTTGACGGAATTAGTTGTGGGCGCGTTGCTTTCCAAAAAGCAGGCGTCGATATTGATCGTTATTTTGCAAGCGAAATTAACGAAGATTCGATGTTGGTTGCAAATAGCAATTATCCGGATACGGTTCAACTAGGAAACGTTGTAGAACTTGACAACGTGGCGCTATCTAAGCTGCCCAAGATTGATTTTCTAATTGGTGGTTCGCCATGTCAAGATTTATCAAAGGCCAAGTCGGATCGTAAAGGATTGGACGGCACGAAGTCAATCCTTTTTTATCAGTATGTTCGAATCTTAAAATGGATCCAAGCGAACAATAATCCTTCGGTTCAGTTTTTATTGGAAAACGTCGTGGCAGATAAAGAGACGATTAAGATAATGACCGAAGAACTTGGCGCCGTTGCGCCCACTATGATTGATAGCGTTTGGTTCGTTCCACAACGTCGCAAGCGTTTGTACTGGACGAATATCAACGATGGTGTCATTCCTTTGCCAGAACCAAAGGATACGGCGTTGTGTGACATTTTGTATGATGATTCTTATCGTAACTTCAAGGATCCACGAATTGAAAATAGTAAAACATTTACCAAGAATTATGTCAAATGGGACATCAGTGGGAAGAGGCATTATTCACAAGAAGACCGTGCCTATTATCTTGACGGTACGATGTGCACCATGATGAAGCAACAACCATTGAGTAAATTGAATATCTATCTGGGTGGCGATCTGTATCGCAGATGCCATCCAATCGAAGGCGAACGCCTACAGGGGTTGCCGGATAACTACACAAGTTGTATCAAGTCTGATAATAAACGGCTTGGGCTTTGTGGCGATGGTTGGACTGTAGATGTAATTGCGTATATTTTATCGTTCGCGAAATAGAAAATGGGGTATCAAATGAGATTATTTGAGAAAGTGTCTTTGTATCAAGCCGAAAAGGATGGATTAACCGAAGAGGAATGGTCGGAGATTAAGTTTCCGGTCAGATCAACATTACATAGCGCGGGGTATGATTTCTTTTGTCCCCGCGAAATTCATATCAATCCGGGCAAAACGGAAGTTGTTCCAAGTGGTATCCGTGCCGTTATGAATGATGACGAGGTTTTATTCCTTTATATTCGTAGCAGTTTAGGAATTAAGAAGAATATTCGGTTGTCTAATAGCGTTGGTGTGACTGATGCCGACTACTCTAATGCAGATAACGAAGGGCATATCCATATCGCATTACATAATGATAGCGATAAGGCAGTGTTTATCAAACGTGGCGAACGGATCATGCAGGGTGTATTTCAGAAGTATCTGATTACCGATAATGATAAGACGAGTGAAGTCCGTAAAGGTGGAATTGGATCAACGGGGGTTTAAACATGTCAACGATTCTTGGATTCAAACAGAATGATGTAATCTATATGGTTAGCGATACCCAAGCAACGCGTGGGGCGCGTCCAGAAAAATTAGACAGTGGTGATTCGAAGATTATTAAGATTGGCGATATGTTGATTGGTCTCGTTGGGTCGTTACAATCCATACAACGGTTGCGATACGATGAGGAATTGCCGGAATGGATTTCATCGTTAAACAAGTTGGGCAAAGCCCAAGTGAAAAAGATGTTGTTTGGTGATTTACCTTTTATATTAAAGGAAATCCTTGATGATTGCGATTGTGAAGGTCAAGTAATATTGGTTGGCTATAAAGGGTTATTAGTTGTATATGATCCAGTCTATTCGCCGGCGTTGATTACGGAAGATATGGTTTCGGTCGGGAGTGGATCTTCGTATGCCGAAGGGTTCATGTATGGCAAACGCAAAGAATTGACCGATCCAACCAAAGTACCATCTATTCTTAAAGAAGCAATTCAATGTGCTGCGAAGTTTGATATTTACACAAGTGGATTAACGAAGGTGTATGAAACGAGGTAGGTATGGAAAATAAAATAATTGTTTTATGCGGTATGAGTTCGTCGGGGAAAGATACCCTACAATGGAAAATCGCAAGGGTGTTGGGTTGTGAGGTCATCGTATCCACAACCACGCGCCCCAAGCGACCATCAGAGATTGATGGCAGGGCGTATCATTTCAAGGATAACGAAACGTTTTTGAAAATGATTGAGAATAACGAATTGATCGAACATCGCGACTATCATACGTTGGTCGGTGGTATTCCGGCAACATGGTATTATGGATGTGCATTTAAAGACATCCCAGACGCACCATGTGTCATTGTGTTAGATCCTATTGGACTGCGTGGGTTTGTTGAACACTACGGCGATCGTGTCGTATCGTTCTTTATTGATTCACCGGAAGAAGTACGGAGATTCCGTGCGCAACAACGTCCGGGGTTTGATCAGATTGAATGGGATCGACGTCAACAAGACGATTCAAAAGTGTTTGACTTTGATTTCATTTATGGTGAAGTTGATTATGTTTTGTACAACGGCAAGAATACGACGTTGGACGAATTGACCACGGACTTTGTGGCTTGTTTAGTGGATCCAAAAGAAGAATCCGTAGTACGAAGTAACCTATCGTTAGTTCACTTTGCCATCAAGCATTACAAGCTGGAATTTTTAGATGAATACGACGACGTTTACCAAGTGGGTTGCATCGGGTTGATCAATGCTGTTCGATCCTTTGATAAGGAACGTGGGTTGAAGTTTTCGACTTACGCCATCATGTGTATTCGCAATCAAATCATTGCCACTTACCGGACGTTGAAACAACGTTTAGATCTGTTGGCAGATGCGATTCAATTAGACGCGCCATTGCATTGCGATACGACCGATACCTTGTTAGATGCCATACCGGATGAACGGTATGATGCAAGGATAGAGTTTTACAAGAACTGCGCGAAAGACGCAGCACAAACCATCATCTTCCAGATTGATGATGATACGATTCGCGATTGGGCAATCGGACACTTTTATGAGAATAAAAGTTATCGTGCCTTAGCCAAAGAAAGTGGATGTTCGCATGAACGGATCCGTAAAATGGTTTTGGCGGCAATCCGTGATACAAAAATGGCAAAAGAGATTCTTAGTAGTTGACATAATCCCTACATTATGATATAATACCTACATAAACAAGGAGGTAGTTATGTTAGAAATCAACCAGAAACAAATCGCGTTATTTGTAAAGAAACTGAATAATGATAAGGTATCGCCGAATACGGTCGAATACTATGAACGTAGTGTGCGTAAGTTGGCAGAGTTTGTTGACAAACCGTTGACGGAAGTTACGAAGGAAGATTTCATTTACTACAAATCGTACTTGCATGATCATGGCGTTTCAGATAGTTCGATGAACACCTATATCACGGCCATCAAAGTTTTCTATGAGTTTCTGATGAAGACGTTGAAAGTGGCTTTGGATGAAAATCCTGCCGATAAGGAATTGGTTAAAGTCGGTCGGCGTTATACGGATTTTCTACAAGACGACGAAGTAGAACGGATCATCCAAGCTGCGCGTTCGGCGTTCGACCGGGCGTTCGTAATGGGGTTAGCATCCACCGGCATGCGTTTTAGCGAATTGGCGCATGTGCGTTATGAAGACATCGAACGATTTGAAGAAGATGGGAATGTATGGGGCAAGGTTCGTGTTATCGGCAAGGGTAACAAAGAAATGATGAAGTTCATTCCTCCAATGACGATGGCAGAGTTTGATCGTTATTTCAACTTTGAACGTCCCGAAAGTAAACTTGACTATCTTTTAGTAAGTAGAGAAGGAACGGAATTGGACAATTATTCCATGAACCGTAAACTTCAAAGTTTAGCGCGCAAAGCAGGGATTAAAAACCCGGAACGCGTTCACAACCATTTGTTCAGACATTCGTTTGCGACCAATGCGTTGCGCAACGGGGTTGACATCCGTTTGATTCAAGATTTACTTGGTCATTCCGATATTTCAACCACACAACGCTATGCACATACCGATGATCGTATGATTATTGAAGCAACAAAACTGAACAAAATGTTTCAGTAGGAGGACAAAATATGACACGAAGACAAAAGAAGCAATTCAAATATATTGCAAAGTTATGTAATATGGGGTATAACGACTTGCTTTTACAAGTAATTACTATGCACGATGTGTCTAACGCACCGTTGAAAGAGGTGGCTGATTACTTGATCTGCACCACATTCCCTATGCGTATGAAAAAGGCTTACTCAGAATTATTTGATACTGACTTTATTGACGTATTAAATTTAGACTTTGACTTTGTTATCACGGAATTGTACCATAAGGATCCGGCGAAGTATTGGCGACAATACAAGTACGTCAAAACGCTATGAACATCTATATCGTAGAGATCATGTGCGCGACCGGATATAAGATTTCGGATGTGTGCTATACAAGCGAACGCGAGGCTGATGCTTTCGTCAATCGTCAAATTGGAGATCAGAACGCAATTGGAAATGATTCCAAAGGTATTATCGCCGCAGATGGAACAATCTACCGTGTCCGTCCGTTATTATTAAAAAATAGTGTGTAGGACGTGCGTAAATCTTGGTAGGTATAAATACCCTACCTAACGTCAAACGTCGCTTGTACATTCGTACAGAAAGCCACAAACAACTTTAAGGGGGTTAATCACCATGAAAATGAAACCTAAATTAACGAGAACTGGCATGTCACAACGAGAACTGACGACGTATCATAACTGGACAAAGAAATCGGGTCACGTCTTCAAGAACCGGAAAAAATATGATCGGAAACGAAAGGCTGTTGACACCGAACGATTTTAAGTGTATAATGTGTGAGGAGGAAATAAATGAAACTTACCACATCTAAGTCTACGCAACTTACCATTGATATTCAAGTTGCAAAGCAATTATTTCAGAATTTGAGACATTATTTTGAAGATGAAGTAGTCCCCGATGGCGAAACGGACGATGAAACACCGTTTTGCATTGCCCTTGGTATTCTTGAAGGCAAGAACCCAAGTGATTTAGCGATCTACTTGGATCCTAGAGGAAAAGCCGAAAGTGATGCAGAAGACGACGAATTATTAGAAGACGCAGTGTTTACGGATTAAAAACGGAGGAACAAGAAAAACATGAGTGTAGTATTAAAAAAGGCGGCTAGATCGCGGGCATTTCTAAAGATTGGATTATCTGGTGCATCTGGATCTGGCAAAACGTTATCTGCGTTATTGTTAGCCTATGGCATGATCAAAGAAGAAAATCCCAAGTGGACGGACGAAGAGATTTGGAATAAAATTGCCGTCATTGATACCGAAAACGGATCGGGCAGTTTGTATGTAGGACGTAAAATCCATGGGGTTACAATTGGGGAATACAATTCGATCGATATTGAACCTCCCTTTACACCGGAAAAGTATACGGATGGCATTGATATTTGCGAAGATGCAGGGCTGTTAGCCATTGTCATTGATAGTTTAAGCCACGCTTGGACTGGTGAGGGTGGGTTGTTAGATCAACAGGGCGCTGCCGCGAAACGTTCCGGCAACAGCTACACGGCGTGGAGAGATATTACGCCGAAGCACAATCGGTTGGTCGATAGAATGTTGCAAAGTCATTTGCACGTTATCGTTACGACCCGCGCTAAAACCGAATACGTCCAAGAAAAAGACGGCAACGGCAAGACGACCGTTCGTAAGATCGGGTTGGCACCTATTTTCCGCGAAGGTCTTGAATTTGAATTCACGACATTCCTTGAAATTGACAGTGACCATACGGCGTTTGGCGCCAAAGACCGTACAGGATTGTTCGATCAACAATCGTTCATCATCGAACCGAAACATGGACGTCAATTGCAGAAATGGCGTTTGCAAGCACCAGAATCCACTGTTGAAAAAACAGTCGCCGTCCGTAAGGCAAGTGAAGTCGAATTTGATATTCCTGCGTTGCAACAAAAAGCGTTGGGATTATGCAAGTTAGCGTCTGGCGTATCCAAAGAAGTCCGTGACCAAGCCGTTGGGTTGGTCGTCAAACACGCGCCGCAATCCGGTGGAAACCCGTTGTCGGTTACAGATCCAGAAGCATTAACGAATTTAATCAAGGAACTTGAAGAAATCGTTCCCCAAAAAGGAGAGTAAAACATGGGACTAAATAACAGTTGTTCATTCATCGGTCGGTTAACTGCCGACCCCGAAATCCGCAAAGCTGGCGAATCGGAAGTATGTAACTTTTCGATCGCTATCAACGAATATGCAGGCAAGGATAAGGACGACATCGTTACTTTCCTTAACTTTGCTGCATGGAATCATTCGGCAAACTATCTTGGCAAGTACGCCAAAAAAGGCGATCTGATTATTGTCAGTGCCCGCGCCCGTGTTGAAAAATACGAAAAAGACGGACATACGGTAACATCTACAAAGTTCTTGGTTGATGAAGTTAAAGCCATTACCACCAGTGGAAACGCCGGTAGTGCGCCGGATCATTCGGCAAAACCGACCACACGCGCACAATCGAAACCGTCCAATCAACCGGCGGCGTTGGCACCTTCCGACGAGGGTGATTCGACTAATACTGGGCCTTTGTTAGACATCAATAGTGACGACTTGCCGTTCTAAATGGCAACGGGCAAGAACACATGGTCATATAGCCGTGTCAGTCTGTTTGAATCTTGCCCATGGTTGTATTATCTCAAATACGTTAAAAAAATAAAGGATCAACCCAATGTGTTTTCTCAATATGGCAAGTTCTGCCATGAAATCTTTGAGCGATACGCAAAGGGCGAGATTGCCATCTTCGAAATGGCGTCTATTTACGAGGAGGGTTACGCGAACAACGTAACCCTTCCGTTTCCTGTTATGCCTTTTTTGAAAACGCCGTTAGATGAGAAATACTTCATGGAAGGGCTAAGTTTCTTTCAGAACTTCGCAGGGTTTACCGAACCGACCAAAGAAGTTGAAAAGAAGTTTGAAATTGATATTGAGCATAATGGCAAGGAGATTCGATTTACCGGAATCATTGACCGTCTTGCGATGCAGGGCGACGATTTGATGATCTATGATTACAAGAGTAAGAGTGGCTTTAAATCTAAGAAAGAAAAGAACGAGTATTTTAGACAATTGTATTTATATTCGTTATATATTAAGAAAGAGTATGGCAAGTATCCGACCAAGATAAACCTACATCTATTCCGTAAGGACGATATGGTTGAAGAAATCTTCGATGAATCCAAGTTGGAAGAGGCGATCGTTTGGTTGTTTGATGTCATTGAACGCATCGAATCGGCAGAAGAATATCCAATGTCCGTGGATCTTGCGCGCAACCAGTCGGACGAAAAGAATAAGCGTTTCTTTTGTAGGGAAATCTGTTCGGCAATGCCATTTGATTGCATGTATCGCGAACAGGAATTGATGACGAAGTATTAGGAGGAGCATATGGTCAAGCGGATTGATTTAACCGGACAAAAATTTGGCAAACTTACAGCTATTAAATATCTACATTCTGATAAGAATGGCAATGCAATATGGCTATGCGATTGTGATTGTGGTGGTCACAAAGAAGTTACTACGTGTGACTTGAGAAGAAGTTGGGTTAGAAGTTGTGGTTGTTTATTATATGACACTTTTGTTACACACGGCCTGAGACAATCAAGGTTGTATCAAACCTACGATAATATGAGGAAAAGATGTTATGCGCATAGTTGCAAAGAATATCACAACTATGGTGGTCGTGGAATTAAAATATGCGATGAATGGTTGGATCGCAAAAACTTTTTTGACTGGGCTGCGAACAACGGCTACGAGAATGATTTGACTATTGACAGAATTGATACGGACGGTGATTACAGTCCGAATAATTGCAGATGGGTAACTCTTACTGTGCAAAACAATAACCGAAGAAATAATAGAATCATTGTTTTTGGTAATCAAAAATATACTGTGGCAGATTTTTGCCGACATTTTAATGTTGAGTATTGGTATGTACATAAAAAATTGTCTCTTGGATATACGCCAGAAAAAATTGTTGATGCTATATTGTCTGGCGAGTTTGATAGGCGGCGAAGAAGTCCAAAACCTGCCAAACAAAAATGAAATAGGTGTTTAATTTGAAAGAGGTGCGTCATGTTATTTGATCAAGATAAAATACAAGAAGCCAAAATGTCTATTGGCACGAAAGCGGCGCATATAATAGCGGATGACTTAAAGATAGAAGATTGGAACCCCGAAAAATTAAAAGGAAAGTCAATTTTTAAGCGTGAATTGACGGCGTCAATGCAGTGGTTTCCAGAGGGCAACACGTTTAAATGTTTTGCAACGGGTAAAACTTACGATATATTAGATCACTTCATGTGGAAATATAATCTTACCTTTTTTGATGCCGTCAACCGATTGTTTGAAGAGGCGTCAAAAAGCGATAAAGACTTTAAATACGAGAAGTGGTCGCCCAAAACGATTAAAGAAAGTAAGAAGTCAAAGTCCGAACGTATGTTGGGGTATAAATACCCGGAAGACGAACCGTTTAATGATCGCAAGATCGTTGAACAATATTTGGAACGTCGTGGAATCAACAAACAGACGATGGACTTCTGTAATGTTATGCAGGGGACAAAGGGTGAAATCGCGTTCCAATTCATTGATATTGACGGAACGCATTTGGGAACAAAGTATCGGATCTCACATCCCCACAATAACAAGAATGAACTGAAATGGTTTTGGCAAAGCAAACGATCTGATGGGGAAACGGTTAGCCATTGTCCCATCCCATACGGGATGAATCGACTTGACTTGACTTCCCCCGTCATTATTGTTGAAGGATTAGTTGACCGATTATCTTGCGTCCAAGCAGGGTTCTCAAACACCATCGCCGTTCCGAATGGCGCCAACAGCTTTGAATGGATCGACCATAACTGGGAAATCTTCGAAGAGGTTGAGCAGTTTATCATTTTCCCGGACGATGATGAACCGGGTCAAAAAATGGCGAAAGACGTTGTGACGCGTCTTGGCGAAGCCAAGTGCAGTATTGTTAAAGTAGATACTGAAACACGCGAACGTGTGTCAAAATACTTCAAGGGTGTTGTCACAAAAGCAGATCCGAATAGCGTTTTGATGGCATGTGGCGAAGATACGATTCGTCGTTTAGTTAAAGATGCCGAACCAATCCCCAATGAGAAACTTTCGTTTCTGATGAGGGTTGATGATATTGAAATCGAAGACATGGAAAAAATATCCACTGGGTTTCGTTCGTTAGATGAAATCCTGTACGGAAATCTGATGGGATGCTTTACGATTGTATCCGGCGAACCGAATAGTGGCAAGTCGGTATTCGCCAATCAACTTTGCGTTTTGTCGCCGATGGAACAAGGGTATAAGCCCATGATCTTCTCCGGTGAACTTGGAAGTCCCCAGTTGTTAAACTGGATCCTAAAGCCACTTGCCGGTATCGATCACATTCGACGTTGGCAAAAGGATGGGAATCCTGCCGGATATTCGATTACGAAACAGGCGAAGAAACGCATTAAAGAATACTATGATGATAAGATTATTTACTTTAGCGATAAAGATACGTTATCTGCTTCTGGCGATGAGATCATTAAAGAAATGGTTTACGCCCATAAACGTTATAATATTCGCGTCTTCTTGATCGACAATTTGATGACGGTCAACACGAATGAAGATGAAAGCGAAGACCGTTTCCAAAGCCAGACAAAGTTCATTAAGAAACTACTGGCATTTACCAACAAGTACAATGTATTCACGGTTTTGGTAGCGCATCCTAAGAAGCCTGCCAAGGGTGAAACGCCGGGGATTTATTCTGTTTCCGGTGCGTCTGAACTGGCGAACTTATCCCACCGTATGATTTGGGTAACGCGTCTTGATACTGACCCCGAAGGGTTTAATACCGAAATCAAGATCATTAAAGACCGTCCCACTGGAATGGCAAATAAGAAGTGCAAGTTGTATTATGATAAACGCACGATGCGATTGTATAGCAATCAAAGCGAGCAAGAGTTTAAGTATCGTTGGCAGCGTGAAAGCAACATAAAGTATGATCAAGATACGGCAAGAACGATTGTAGCCAACATCAAAGACGACGGTGCCGAAGTTTTCGGTGCCACACCAGAATAAAAGAAAAGAGGTGGTAGTTTGGGAAATTATACGCCATATCATCTTCATTCCGATTTGTCCCTTGTTTCGGGTTGCGATTCGGTAACAAAGTTTGACGATTATATCCAATACGCCAAAAATTTAGGCATGGGCGCAATGGCGTTTTCTGAACATGGAAATCTATTCGGATGGTTTTCAAAGAAACAGGCAATCGAAAAAGCGGGATTAAAATACATTCACGCTTCGGAAGTTTATGTTACTGAATCCTTAGACGAAAAAATCCGTGATAACTACCACCTTATTTTAATTGCCAAAAACTACCAAGGTTTTCTTGAGTTGAATCGGTTGGTCAGTAAATCGTTCAATCGTGAAGACGGACATTATTACTATTCGCCACGCATTACGTTTAAAGAGTTGTTTGGCATTTCAGACAACCTTATCCTAACGACGGCGTGTATCGGTGGCGTCTTAGGGCGTGGATCTGCCGAACTGCAACAAAGTATGTTGGATTATATGAGCGCAAATGCCGATCGGTGTTTTCTTGAAATCCAACATCACAATGTTGACAAACAAAAAGAATACAATCTACGCATGATAGAATATAGCAAACAGTATGGGATTCCATTAATTGCCGGCAGCGACACACATTCCCTAAACGAGAAACACGCAGAAGGTCGCGTGATGTTGCAACGTGCCAAAAAGGTTTTCTTTGATGATGAAGAAGGTTGGGATTTGACGTTTAAAACCTACGATGAATTGTTAGATGCCTATGCAAAACAGGGTGTCGTCGATTCGTTCATATATATTGATGCGATTGAAAATACCAACCGTATGGCGGATATGGTAGAAACGTTTACGATTGATCGTAGTAATAAGTATCCTCAGATTTATGACAATCCAATTGAAAGGTTTCGGGAAGAAGTCGAAGCTGCTATCAAGTTGCATCCGACAATCCACAAAGTACATACGCAGGCTAAGATTCGCGAAGTTGTTGATACTGAATTTGACGCCTATGTTAAGACCGGCGCCCATGAGTTTATGTTGCTTGAAAACTATAAACTTCAATGGGAACGTGCGAATAACATCCATCGTGGCGTAGGACGTGGATCTGTCAACGGATCCTTCATCGCCTATGTTCTTGGAATCACCAAGATGGATAGCATTAAGTTTGACCTAAACTTTTTCCGGTTCATCAATCCGGATCGCGTATCGTTAGCCGATATTGACACGGACTATGGTTCGGAAGATCGTGATAAGGTCAAGGGGTTCATTCTTAAAGATAAGATGAATCTATCGAACCTACGATCAAGCGAAATCATTACCTTTAATACTTTGGCTTTAAAGGGTTCGATTAAGGATATTGGTCGTGCGTTGGAAATGCCGTTAGACGTGACCGACGCCATATCCAATGAAGTCGAAGAAGATGAAAACCAACAACAATTTATTGATCCGAAATGGCGCGAAAAGTATCCCATATTGTTCTACTATGTAGACATTGTACAGGGGACGATTGTTTCCATCGGTTCACATCCAAGTGGTGTATTGTTAAGCGATTTGGACATTGAAGAAACGATTGGAATGTGTAGCGTCGCCCAAAGCGACTATCCTGTATCTATGTTAGATATGAAAGAATTAGATGCTTTGAATTATGTCAAGATGGATATATTGGGTCTTGACAACATCGCAGTCATCAATGATACATGTGCGTTAGCCGGTATTCCATTGATTACGCCGGACAACATTGATCTGGAAGATGAAAAAGTGTGGAACAGTATTCATTCGGATACTGCCGCAATCTTCCAGTGGAATTCACCCATGGGAACGCAGTATATGAACAAGTTCTTTAGCGAAACGACATTACAACGTGCTAAAGAACAAAACGCCCAGTTTAGTTATCTAAAATGGTTCTCGTTCGCTAACGGTGCGTTGCGACCGGGTTGTGCAAGTTTTAGGGATGAAATTGCCGAAGGTAAAATCTACGATAACGGCATGCCAGAAATCAATCAATTCTTTTCCGATACGTTGGGTCGATGTGTTTTCCAAGAGCAAGTTATGAAGTTTCTAACAACGTTCTGTGGTTATAGTGGATCCGAAGCCGACAACGTTCGTCGCGCCGTCAGTAAAAAGAAGGGCACCGATAAGTTGTTACCGGAAATCGAACGCCGATTCGTTGACTTCGTTCACAAGAAATATGGGTATGAAAAAGATTATGCCCACGAAGTGATCCAGTCTTTCTTGAAAGTTGTTGAAGACGCTAGTTCCTATATGTTCTCGTCAAATCATTCGGATGCGTATTCATACATTGGATATGCGTGTGGATATTTGCGACATTACTATCCACTTGAATTTATTACGACGGCGTTGAATGTATTTCGCGACAAAGAAGCCAAGACAATTGAAGTCACGAATTACGCTGCCAAACATGGAATACGGGTTAAACGTCCTAAGTTCCGGTATTCGAAATCTGAATACTATATGGATCGCGAAACGAATTCTGTCTATAAAGGGTTAGAATCGATTAAGTATATGAACGCATCGGTCGCCGATGAAATGCAACGGTTCTATGGAAATAAATATCCAGACTTCGTTGCGTTGTTGCGCGACCTTGCTACAACATCCATTAACACAAAGCAACTTGACATTCTGATCAAGATCGGATTCTTCAATGAATTCGGGAATGTTGCGGAATTGCTACAAGTGAATAATTATTATGCCAAGTACGGATCATCAAAGGTCATCAAGAAGGATACCATTGAAGACGAAATCATCCGTAGCATCATCGCCCGTAACGCCCGTGAAACAGATCGACAATATCGCATTGATGGAAACATCCAAGAGATCCTAGCCGAAATCGGTCAGTACATTCTATCTTTGGATCTACCCGATTTATCTGTTGCCGAAAAGATACAATACCAAAAGGAACACTTGGGGTATGTCGATCTATCGACCGGTAAACTGGAAGATGCTACCAAGTTGGTCATCGTGGATATAACGGCGATGAAAACCAAAGACAAGAAGAAGATTTGGGCTTACAAGTTAGAAACGTCCAGCTTAGGTTCTGGCAAACGTTCCGAACTGATGCTAAGCAGTCGCGTGTATGATCAGAATCCGATTCGCAAGTACGACATCATCTTCACAAAGGTGGACTGGTTGGAAAAACAAACATCCGGCAAATATGTGAATTGGTATCTGAAATCATACCGCAAAGTTAACAGCTAAAAAATAGGGATGTATCTTTACGATATGTCCCTATTGACTTGATAGAAAGAGTGAATGTATGAACTACACACCAGAAGAACAAAATGAATTGATTGAGAAGTACGAACCGTTGATCGGCAGCGTCATCAAGCGTAAGAATCTATATTGGTTGGATGAATACGATGAATTGATGCAAGTTGGACGGATCGGGTTGTGGAAAGCGTTATCCGATTATGATCCGGAAAAGAATAACAAAATTGAAACCTTCTTGTGGATGTCAATCTACCGTCGGTTTATAGACACCTATCTGCGTAAACATAAGACTATCGAACGTGACGGTGAAACCCATTCGTTTCAGAAGTATTCCGGCAAAGAAGATAGCGAAGAAGGATCTGGCAATTTCTTTGTAGATCTACAGACGCCGGCCATTGATTCATTGAATCATATCATCTTTGAAAAGGTTGTTCACGACATTCAAAATCATCCCATGAAGGATACTGCCCAGATGGTGTTAGATTATTATATTGACGAACTTGGATACCAAGAAATTGCAGACAGGTTTGGGATTACGCGTGGTGGCGTGAATATGCGGATCAAGGCGTTTATCCAATCTTATCGCAAACAGTTGATCAGAGAACATTACTTCATGCCGGAAGACTTAAACATGGCATAATCTTGTTCTACGCTTATTTTCAGACTTATGGACGAATGTTTGGTACAAACCAATATAAATACATGTCCCAACATTTACACGCGTCCTACAAATGCTCAAATAAAATTACTATTTTATCGCTAAAAAAAAGGTATGGTCTTTTTATGGATCATACCTTTTAATTTTATGCTATTCTGCCGAATCCAACAAGTTCAACATCAATCGAATCATCTTGTTGGTCTGCTTCGTCAATGCCTTAATCTGCTTCGTGTTCTGCGTTGTGGTCGGTGCAGTCAACGCTGTGTAGACTTTGTTTTCGTCAATCGCCGTTTTCAAGAACGCATTGATGCTCGTCCTGTTTTCTTCGCTCAACGTGAACACTAACCGTTGCGTTTCAACTTCGGCTAACTTTGTCGGTGTCGCACCTTCAATCCATTGTGTACCATCCCATTTCGGACTGATGAATCCTTGCGGTACATCCACTTCAATTCCTTTTTCGGTCAGTTCATCAAACGTGAAATCATCACGCAAGAAGTTTCCGTTTAAGTCAGTTACTCTGTATAGTTTCATGTTGTTTCACCTCACGCTTCTGCCTTGAATATGATTCCATCCAATGAATAAGATGCTGGTATCGTCCCATAAAATTCAGCACTATTCCCACCACTTAAAACAAGTCTTGCTGTTACTGTATTAGTTGATATATTTATTAAAGGAAATGCTAAATTTCTTAATGACTTATATCCTGCTGGTAACAAAAATGTTGAAGTGCCTGCTTGTGTTACATTGATTCTTCCCCTCAATGCAACCATTCCAATAGACGTCTTAAAATAGCCAACATCATAACCGCTAACATTTGTCGCACCATTCAACAATGTCGGTGTAATCCACGCTTCCTGTGTCTTATCTGCTTTCGTGTTCAGAATGTTCAGCAGACTTGCTAATTCCACCGTTCCGTTAAACCATGAGTTTGGGAAGTTGGCGAGTAGGTTATCCATTTGAACGGCGGTCGGTTCTTTCCCTGCACCGAAGATGGATGTTAGGTCGAGAGCAAGAACGTATTGGAAATCTATAAGTGCGTTTAATGCAACACCAGAACTTGAATATGTCGCAACTGTTTTCAACGCTATAAAACCCAAAACATCAGACGGTTGTGTTGCCACAAAACTCATGTCATACCAAGTATCAAGAACCAACCCTGTTTTTACTAAAATTTGGTTTGTTCCTGCCGTAATTCCATCTACAATAAATTCAAATTGATTGGGTAATGCTGTTCTGAATCGAACCTTTAATTTTGCATAAACTTTTTTCCCTACGGCTGAAACAAACGAGGTTGCGTGTGTTCCAATAAACATAGTCGATGTTCCATCGCCTGTTGAAGTCATAATATTCGATGCCGATGCTGTGGAAGCACCCGACATAGACCACCCTGTCGTACCATTGCTGAAATCCCCATTGGTCACCAAGTTTGTCGCAAGAAGTCGGTCAACCTTTTCATTCCACAACTGCTTCACGTTCGCAAGTTCAGATGTTCCGTTGAACCATGAGTTCGGATAGATGGAAAGCAATCGGTCGATTTGCTCTTTGGACGGTTCAAGACCAGCGCCGAAGATTTGAGTGAGATTGATTAACAAGATATTATCTGCTTCAAAGATTTTCCCATTTGCGATAGCGGCACTTGGGAAATAACAACGCACACCACCTCTTAAAATGGGTCGGTCAGCCGTTAGTGTGTATATGGTAGAAACCCTTGTGTCAACAATTGGCTTCCCTAAACTTGAAGGGATTTCGACCGTAGAGGCATTATTATAAAGTTGTAATGCAACATAATCAGCTTCGGTTGGAACTTTTACAAGTGCCGATATGTACACTTTATCATTGAGTAGAGCCGATGCCCCTCCCGCAGACGGAATCAACAAAACACTTGAACTTGCCCCCGTTCCTGTGACTAACGCTTTTCCATTGGTTACTGCCAAAGTGCCATTTCCCGCACTCCACCCTGTCGTACCATTTGAGAAATCCCCATTCGTTACTAAGTTCGTTGCCATTACCTTGTCGGCTTTGAGTGCATCTTTGGTATCGACTTCGGTTTCGGTGTAGTACCGTCCATCATGGGTATGCAACGTGGTATCGCCACCATCGGTCAAGTCAAGTGCGTTCACATCGGTAAGGTTGTTGACTTCTGCACCGGCTTCAATCCCGGACAACTTCAACTTTTCATCGGTTGTGATCAGATGCTTCGTACCGTCAAAACTTTCAACATCGGTAATAAGCAACTTCCCATCCCATTGCAAGGCAAGAGCGTTGGATCGGTTGGCATCGTCCGTTCCGTTTCCGACAATATAGGCATGATCGGTTGGATTGGCAACACTTGGGTTTCCTTGAATGACATTCCACTTTCCACTTGCGTGTTGTGCCTTACCATACGCAACCGTACCCAATCCTTCTGCGTGAGATTGTTGCCCTTGTGCAAAGGTTTGAGCCCCTTCGGTATGTGCTTGGTTATTGGATGCTTCGGTATCGTATCCTTCGGCATGGGAAAAGTCACCCAATGCTCGGTTATTCGCACCTTCGGCAAAAGAGTTTACACCACTTGCGATTTGACCACTTCCGATTGCTTCTGCGTTTACACCGGAAATTGTAGATGTTCCGGCCCTACGTACCTTTTCGGTGTCCAACTCGTCGATCGCAGTTTGGACGTTAGTCGCTGCAATACCACCCGCAGGGGTATTTGGAATATCAACGGCGTTAAGGGTAACATCGCCAGACAAAGCCTTTGTATTGACTTTTTGTGTCTTATCAACTTTGGAGTTGATCTTGGTTTCTAAATTGGTTGCACCATCCGACATCGTGACGGCATTTGCCCGTGTGCGTGGATAAATTGTATCCCCGTTGGCATCCACCATTGTCTTAATATATTTAGCCATTCAACTCACCACCTTTTCTCACATAAAACGAGTATTTTATTTTCATGTTAAAACCTCCAAAGGATCTGTTAACGAAATCAATCCGTATCCGGTAATCTTGTCCACCTTGTTTCCAAGTAGACCATCGACTTCGCTCTCCGTGTAATATCTTGAATCATGGACGTGTAACGAAGTGTCGTTGCCATCGGTTAAGTCCGTTATGGCAGAATCGGCAATCAAACTCTTGCCTGCAACCTTATCAACCTTTAAATTAAGTTGCGTATTTAGAAAATCCAAGATGTCTTGCGTTATTACAGACATATCCGTAATGACAACCAACGAATCATCGACCTTTAAATTATAGATCGAAAAACGTTTGGTTTCACCAGTAGGAAGTTTCGCATAAGGTTGGATGTACAACGTTCCTGTTTTTAATTCGGCGTTCGTCATTATATAATTAACGATTGTGTCCGAACCCAAAGATTTAAAACTGGGGACGTTGCCCGGAATAATAAAGTCTACGAATTTCGGCCAATCTTCATAGTCAGTTTCAGTAAAGTCAAGCACAAGTTTAATCGTTTGGTGATCACCCTCGTAGGGTGGGTTCCCCGTGACTGTTTGTGTGTTGACATAATAAGTGATTTGTTCCATTATGTAAGCACCTCTTCTGGGTCGGTCAACGTAATCAAACTGGTTGCTTCAATCGCATTGATCTGATTCTGCAAGTTGTCAAATTCAGTGTTCGCAAAAACGAACCCCGCCCTTGCACGGATCAAACGCAATAAAGCACTGTAATCATAATTGTCAATCCCTTGATCGGATTCCGAATTTGGGATTTGGGTCTGGTATCTTAGTGACATTATTTCACCACCTTAAAAGGAAACCCCGTAATCCATCCAGACTACGGGGTTTTTATACTTAATTAAAATGCAATACCATCTTTGCCAAACCCGGCGCACCTTTTGTTTCCAAAATATGCCCAAGTTCATAAAAATGTTTATCCGTTGCAAACGGCGACGTTGGTAATGCTTCGGACTTGATCTGTCCAGAAACATATCCCGTATCCCCCGTAATAAATCCACGCGCTAAAAATGCACGGGTCGGCGCGTTCTGGAAATACGCTTCGGCAATACCAGATACAACAACCCACATCGGCTGACCGTCCGCAACACCCGATTCGTAAATAACGCCGATCGGGTTAGGAACATCAACGACAATGTTACGAGCCGCATTATCGGTCGTATCGCTTGTGGTTACTGCATATCCCTTAACGGAAGCACCACCGGTTTTGTTGATCAACTTAATCGCATAACCACCTTCGGGCGTGATAAAGAAATTAGCTGATGCTTTTGTCACTTCCCAACGTAAATTAGCGGCGTTCCAATATAATAGATCACCACTTGCACGCGTCGGAGCATAAACATCTGTTAACCGCGATAATGCTTGAATGTTGACAACACGAACAGAGAATGTTCCGTTTGATCCATGAGCACTTACAACAATCCCCATCGAGATTTGTTGGCTTGGCGCAGTCGGTTGAACTTTTGTCATTTTGCCAGCCAACGTCGGATGTGCCCACAAAATATCATTATCAACCCAAACTTCGCTAACGGGCGTTCCACTTGTATCAAAACCACGAACCTTACCGACATAAGTACACAAACCGTCGGCGTTGATTGCAATGTGTTCGGTGGCGATACCAAGAATATAAGCACCCAACATTGTTGCCGGATTAAAACGTTTAACGTTGATTTTACCACTATTCCCAATAGTTCCAAAATATGCCACAACATCACCGTCAACAATTTCAACAGAATCAACGTTGCGAATACGGATATATTGTTCAAGACCGATGGATTGCATAACATTTCCACCGTTCATCCCCAAGGTTAATGTGCCTTCGCCCGTATCATATTGAAGTTGACCAGTGGTTATTGCGCCAAGCGTTACAGTAGTGTCAAAACTTAAAACATCAACGTTGGAATTGCTTCCATCCAAATCCATCTTTAGATCAAGCGCACCCTGTTGAAGCGTAGATATTGGCTTGTCTAAGTCGCTTGTATTGTCAACGTTGCCAAGACCAACGTCTGATTTTCCAAGATTGACGTTGGCTGACAGTGCATAACCATTAACCGTTATTGTTTCATCAACCTTTAAATCCAACGCTGTTTGCGTAGCGGTAGAAATTGGTTTGTCAAGATCACTTGTATTATCTGCGTTATCTAAACCAACGTCGGATTTCCCTAAAACAACATCCCCGATGCGGGTGTTGACACTTGTAACCGTACCAACATCGTCTGGTACGACTATCTTATTTAAGTATGCCAAATTTATACCCTCCTTTCTTAATTGGATACATGGTTACAGAAAGTTCGAATAATACTTTGCCGATTGCTAACAATTTTGCTTTCATAATATACCTTTCTGTGACCTTGAGGGTCAGTTAATCCATAACTATCGGATACCCTGTGTTTGAGATATTTCCGATAAAATTGTAGGCGTATGTTTTGCAATTCGCATTTAGACCGATTGCATCTTCATCGGTCGAACAGTTGATTAGGATTGCTTTCCCTGCGACATTTGCTTCAAAATAGTACGTTCCTAACGAGTAGGTAGAATCGACCATATCGCAATCTATACAGATGGAATAGCAACCGCCGACATCGGCTAAAACAGGCCCTTTCGTATTACTTCCCGAACACCCGATTCGAAGCACATTTGCACCTTCGTGAGCGGTTGTTGCATTGTTATTATTATCTGTTCGGTCAAGACCTGCGTTATATCCTTCGACAACGTATTCAAGCACTAAACAATCCCTGCGATTATTCGTTGGAACATTCGTGAAGTGGTAGTTGAATACATCGGCTTTCGCATACCCTCCGAAACAATTGAATAGTTGCACGTTCTTGACATCTTGCGTTTCGAAGGCATTTCCATAATTCGTTGTCAATCTTCCTTGCGAAGCGAACGTACACCCATTTGCGACCACCCGACCGACAACCGTACTTCCTGTTGCGTCACCTTTGATGATGATTCCGCCTAATTCAAAATTGAGAGCGCAGAAGTCGATATTCTCGAAATAGATTCTTGAAGTTCCGAGCAAGGTGACGGTCGGCGTTGTGACTTGCACGCAAGCAGCGATGTTCGTATCGGTCGGAATCAATCCGTCCGATGTATGCACCCATATATAGGTGCTATCGGTGTACCATGAGTTGATGTTCGCTTGACAGTTCGCTAAACTCGATTTATTGTCTAACGGAATGTAAACCCCATTCACATCTTTGCGTCGGAAATCGTAGACCGCATAAACACCTGTTCGTGATGCTTTCCACGTTCCTGTTCCATCTTGTGTCCACGTCAATCCACGTTGCCCCATCGACATGACGATTCTCGTTCCTGCCACGTTATGCACGATGGATATATTCTTGTTGGTAAACGTGATTGCACCTAATTGTTCGTCACGGAAGAATGGAACGGTGCTTGTGACGACGACGCTATACTCTGCATCTGCACCAGCGGCGGCGATGGTACACGCTTTTTGAATCGTCTTATACGGTGTTCCAATCGTTCCATTCCCTGTCGAATCACTTCCACTTGAAACATTGACATAGATTTTCGTGCCTGTTTTCAATGCACCAAAATCCATATCATGTTTGATTACGTTGGAACTATCCCGATAGAAATTACATGGAAGTGTCGGAGTGAAATCGGATGGCTTCTTGAACATCCCATACTCATCAAACCCAAACCGATATTTTTTAGGTTGTTTCAGATTCAATTCCGTTTGTGTTGCAATCGATACGGGTTTATTTGCGTCAGAAGTATTATCTACATTTTCTAATCCAATGTCTGATTTCCCACTTATAACGGATAATTTATTTAAATATGCCACACCTAAGCCACCGTCCCAATCCAGTTAAACGTAATCCCGTTTTCATGGATCCGTGCGCTTTGTACAAAATCAAAAGCAATACCCTGCAATGCTCTCAAATGAATAAACGCGCCACCGTTAATTGAAATCGTACATGCTTGATCGTTCATTAATTCAAAATCCGTTAATCGTTGAGCAGTATTCGGAAGAATTTCCGCGTCTGCAACACTGGTTAAAATCGAGTTAGACCCTACCATGCGTGTTCCTGAGATGTTCATTATGGTTTATACCACCTTCCCCGATTTAAGTCCGGCGACTAACCTTGGGTATCCGCGGGTTCAACACCCGAAATGGATTCGGGGTCTTCCGTTGCTTCTGCGATTTCAACATCGGTCACTTCTAATTTGACCTTTGCTTTTTCTTGATACTTCAAGATGTTCTTATAAATAGCAACGCCGAAGATTGTGATCAGAGCGGCGATACTGGCGGTTTCTGCCAACCCCTCTTTTAACAATCCCGACATTTCGATGACTTGAATAAATCCAACGGCGCTAAACGCATAAAAGAATACGCTCAAAATCCCAAAGATGATTTCGGCTAATCCATTCACAAAGCGTTTACCATCGAAGGTCTGTTTCAATTCAAACAGGTTAACCTTTAAACTAACTAAGAATAAGGCGATAAACGAAGCTGCCAAGACCGCCATCGAAACGATCAACAACGGTGCTTGCGCCAAGAAAGCGTCAATGATTGTGTTAAACATATTTTTGTCCCTCTATTTCTTTTCGTACAATGTTTTCGTAACTGCCGAAAACGACTTAACTTGTGTATCCAAAGCCACGTTTTGTTGCGTTAACGTAGCGATCGAAGCATCTTTTAATGCAATCGCCGAATTCTGTTTCGCAATCGTCGCATTGGCTTCGTCCAACTTTTTCTGCAAGATCTGTTCGGGTGTCAATACATCCACAATGGATACGGATGCGACCATTGCGCTATATCCATAATGTCCATTGATATATACCTTGACCCATTTGAAACCGTCAACGATATTTGTAGACTCTTCTAAAATATCGATCACTTGATTCTTCGGCAATTGTGCAATGACCGGATACATCGTAGATGCTTGTTCGCGCACATTGACAGCAACATCGCCTGTCTTAACCCCTTTATTCGCAACGGTCATCATGGTCGCAGGAACGGTAGCATAAACCCATTTATCTTTATAGGCATACCCCTCATCACTACCCTTAACGATCGCCGTGCCGGGTTTCAAATAGAACGCTTCCCACGCATGAACGCCATTTCTGGGCATCCAAGTGTTGTAAGATGTTTTATACCAACCCGGTGCGACATATTTACCACGTCCAACGCCGAAATGCACATGAACGCCACTTGCGTTTCCTTGCGCACCCTCTTTATACATGTATTCGCCACGTTTAAAGATCTTGCCAACAAAATAACTCATGGCTTTAAAATCGGCGTCATACATATGTGACATCATCCAATAGATGAAATCCGTAAACGCAGGGCCTTTTACTTCATCCAACGATTCAAACCAAACGGTGTTCGCGTTGGATTGCGTTGAATGATAAATGCCAACAACTTTACAATCACACGGTGCGACTATATTACGATCTTTCGCACATGCAAAATCTAGATTCTTTGTCCCTTTGTGCGAGTTCGCAATTTCACTACCCGATACGCAAAGGTGGTATTCGAAAAAATATGGTGTCTGTATCAAAATCATCCCTTCTTTCTTGTTGTTCTTTTAATTCAAAACCGTAACCAATAAAACACTATTTGTATTAAGTTGTGCGGCGGTAGCAGCTTCGCCAGACCATTGGGCGCGGAACTCGCCAGATGTAGCACAATTAAAAATCAACGAGCCATCAATATGATGGGGTGTATTGATAACGTTTACTCCAGAGGTTAATAAAAAACTTCCTGCCAAGTTACTTGCACCAATAGCGTAAATCGGTGCCTTTAACTCTGTCGCTACGGTTGCGGACGAAATTCCACCCTCAAGATAGCCAACGACCGCACCAGTTCCGCTTGGCAAATAAAAACCAAGTTTACCACCGGTGGTAGTTGTATTCGTCTGATATAAGGCGATAATTTCAATCCTATATATTTTCCCTGCCGTAACAGGGAATGCCCAACCCGTAACGTCTTGCAACGTCGTTGTCGAATTTGAAAATGGTGCGGTTAAACGATACATAGCAAACGGGGCAGACCCACCAGAAACTACTAAGTCGCCACCACCTAAGATTGACGAACCATTGATTGTTTTGATATTCGTAGCACTCACTAATGTATCTTGTTTCGACGTCGCCAATCCGCTATATAAAGAGTTGACGGCGTTATCACCAGTATTAGAACCACTAAGCGTTGTAATTCCCAACTTAGTTTTAATGGTCGAAGTGGTTTCGTCCCCACTATTCGCACCCGAAGTATTCCCTATAACAATAAGTTGTGCGTCGGTGACATAACGTTTATTCGCAGAATCTGCAATATCGACAGTCGTCGCATCGGATCCACCAGTAACCAACCCTTTTGAATCATATGTCACCTTGGTTTTGGTTGCACCGGTAATAGCGACATTAGCAGCCACACCTCCCAAGCCACTTAACGTTTGATCGCCCGTATTGGTGCCACTAACTGCGTCTAATGCAGTTTTGTTGCTATGTGCATGTAGCGCAGCTTTTTCTGCATCTGTGACATAATTATCATCTGAACCCATCGCAGGTTGTTTTGCGTTCCACGTTGACTTTTCGGTATCGGTGACCAAACGATGAGTTTCATCATCTGTCAAATCACTAAGTTGATCGGGGATAACCAAATTGTCTAACTTTGTTTTATCGGTATCTAAAAGTAATCCTTTGGTACCATCGAATGATTCTAAATCAACAACCTTTAACACGCCGTTCCATTGTAACGCCGCGGCATCTGACCGATTTGCGTCGTCAGTCCCGTTTCCAATAATCCAAACATAATCAGTTGGACTATGCGAACTAGCCGACCCGTTGGCAATATTATATTGACCCCCAGCATGTTGGTTTTCACCTTGTGCTATCGTACCCTCGCCCTCGGCATGAGATTGTTGTCCATACGCAACCGTATCAAGACCCTCTGCATGCGATTGTACGCCTTGGGCGTATGTGCTAGCGCCCTCAGCGTGGGCATTATTTGCAGAGGCATCGGTTCCATAGCCTTCCGCATGCGCGGCGGTGCCAGATGCGAACGTCAATGTTCCTTCGGCATGCGCGGCGTATCCAAAAGAACTCGTATGATCCCCTTCGGAATGAGACGCAATATTCGTAGCCCTAGTTTGCATCCCTTCTGAATGAGAATACGCACCCTCTGCTTTATTGTTAAACCCAGATGCAAATGCATTTAATCCAGAAACGATATTTAAATCACCAGTCGCGAAAGAGTCACTGCCAGATAGTTCATTATTAATCCCTATAGCAGCAGCCCTTGTACCCGAAATAGATCCACCCGTCTGGAGCGAAATAAATGAGTCCAAATCAGACACATCTGCCTTCCCTGTTTGCAAATCACTGATTGCGGACTGTAACGCACTATCATCATAATCGCCACCACCGGCATTGCCAGAAGGGTGGTCTCTCATCCATTCAACCAACGTCTTAAGTTCGTTAATGGTGGCATTAAGATCAAGTGGTTTAGCGCTCGCAGGAATTTCTTCAAGTTGATTATTGGCTCTTTGCCCACTTTGATAGTTTTTTAATACATGCACGAAGTCACCCCCTCACATAAAATAGATATTTTATCATATTATGGTTTCCAACGACCTACGGCCAGAACGTGAGTTGTACAAGCAACCCTTGCGCCACTTGCATTAAGAACATTTAATACAAGTTCTGTAAATGTTCTTGAATAAATCTGACCCACTAAAACCCCGATCGTTGGTGATTCTGCGGTAACTTGGGCAAATACAAATGTTTGGAACGTTTGTGGATAAGTCCACGTTGTGTTGGCTGAACTACTTGAAGAAAGTGCGTGTGAACATATCATCGTGCCATCTGGGAACTTGGTGTATTGTCCGTTGGCATTTGATCCAACCACAATGCCAAAGTTTGCATCATAATACGCAACTTCTTTCCAACCACCGGCGCTAACAACAATACCCCCTGCAACCGTGCCATTCCTTATATATGTTTTAAAATTCGCAAAATCATAATATGTCTGGGAAATCGTATCGCCCCCAGCTTGTAAAACCAACAATTGCCCATAATCAGACGCCCCGGCAGGCAAACCTGTAACCGCATCGACGCGATACATACCACTAACAATAACGGTATTAAGGTTAACACCAGCAACAGCCGCGGTCTTGCTAACACTATCAAATATACCCTGTTCAATCTTGTTTAAATTCGTCGCGTTAAGCGCCGGGGCTGTTCCATTCACCCACGTTGTTTTTGTGTAAGCCAAACTGATCGCCCCTTTCTATTTGTGCGCAATCCACCCTTGTGAAATGTCGCCATATTTATACAATAAGTAAACTTTCTGACCGGGCAACAACGTTGCGCCTGTACGATTTGTATAATTGACCGTACTTGCGTTCGTAAAATCCGGCGGCAAATACAACGTCGCCGTACCTAGCCCAACGTTATAGGTCGCAACCGTACACGCCATGGTACACATGACTTGTTGATCGCGCAACACATTACGCAAAACTTTTTCAACAATTGTAATGATCATCGAATATAACCCAACCGCACTCTTCTCTTCGTTTTTCTTCATAAATTCCTCCTTACATCAACCCCGTAACCTTAACCAAAGCAATGTTCGATTGGACATTCGTACCAATCGGTAACGTGATTCCCTTAACTAAATAAGGGGAAAGATTGTCCCCCGTCGTCGGATCGGTAACGGACAATGTATCGTTTACATCAACATGGTACAATGCCAAAGTGGTGGCAGAAACGCTCGATTGACGTGCTTTCACATTCTTTAATTCCCAGTTTGCCCGAACCGTCGCCAAATCATCCGTCGTAATCCCCTTGGTGTAATCGGTTACGACATACAATTTCTTAACGCCGTAATTCTGATAACTATTCGGGTCTAACGGATCATTGTTAATGGCTTCGGCGATAATAGGCGTACTTGAATCTTGAATGTTATCTGCACGAACTTGAACGGCGTTATAAATCTTATCAAAAGACAATTCTTTCGAAACGCCAAGATAATTATAATCTAAGTAATTCAAATCAAATACCGGTGCCTTGATATTGTCATATTCAAACGGACGCATCACAAATCGCCCCTCGGAATCGTAATAAACATAGCAACTCATATTGTAAGCAATTTCCAACAACAAATCTGCAACCGTTTCGCCAGCTTGTTTAGTAATGTCGTAGGTAATAGTTGCGCCTACTAAACTTTCGTGGATCAAAGGAAGTACAGGGTCGCGAACAATATCAAAATTAAGGATTGAATGAATCAACCCGACAATTTCACTTCCGACGGGGGCAGTATACGTCCCGTCCAAAACCCCACCGTTTTTACCATTCAACATCGACCATTTATCCGTACCCGAAACCGTAACTTTACGGTCTGAATACTGACTTACCAAAACGGGGTTATCAAACACATAGACGCCCTGCGTAAACCACTTAATTTTAGATCCAACGGCGTAACCTAGTGATAATCTAAATTTATTCCCAATACTGATATTCGTAAAAAACGACGTATATTCTCGCAACGCATTGATCAACGAAAAGTTACATGTACGACGAACCCCTTCTTGCAATTGATTACTTGTCGATCCATCGGCATTTTGCACATCGGAAATCAACGTATCATAAATAGTTTCGTCTTCAAGACGCAACAAATCAATCTTGAAAAACGCTTGCCGAACGTTTGTCTTCAAATAGTTTACATAAGAAGTAAACGATGGCGTCTGCGCATCCCAACGAGAATTTAGTCCAGAACCAACGCTAATCGTCATATATTGTGGAACAACAACCAAATTGTCTTCTTGTGGATAAAGAACGTTCGATGGATATAAAGTTGGAAGAGGAACTAGACCCTCAACGTAAATGCCGGGAACAACTGGATAAGGCATAATATGACCCCCTTAAATAAAGTTCCCACTAAACGTGAGAAACCCAGTGCCGAATATGACACTCATCGTATCGTCATCCAAATAAATATCCTCATCGAAATCAATATCCACCACATACGGATCAATAACGTCCGTATCGGCTGTCAAATAAACACGCACATATCTGGCAGTCCCCGTTACATTGAGCCAAGTAGCATAATTTTGGTCGCCAACAATCGGGGTCATAACAAAGGCTCCCATTGTATTTTCTTTAACTTCCGTCGTAACTTGAACAAAAGTAGTCCCGGAAACGGGGATCAACGTAGGGCTTAACAATTCAACCCTTACCGATCCTGCTAAATACGGTAAAATATAACCAAACCCATAAAGAGGGTTTAGGACGCGATAAAGTAAATCGGAATATATTTCATTCCTTGCCATAAACCCTCCTTAAATGTAGTTTGAACTCTCAAAAGATATAAACCCAACATTCGTAAAATCTAATACAACATCGCCATCTACCAGATAAGATTCGCCAAAATCAATAAGTGCGCAATTGATTTCGGTGGTGCTTGGCAAGACCTGTTTAATTAAAACCCTGCCAACGCTTGCGCCACCAACGCCAACCCATGTCAACGTAAGCGGAGAAACCACCATGTCAAAACTGGTTGCACCTTTTGTCAAAGACGTAGCCTCAAAACTAATAGGCGAACCAACGTTTGCGCCCGCACTTGTTTGTAGGTACGCCTTGTACTGCCCATTTTGAGCATTATATGGATCCACCAATGGCAACTTTACCATTTTTACTTCCGGTTCGGATGGGTACATATTTAACACTTCGTCTAAATATGTTTTGTAAATCCTTGATGTAAGTGTCACACTATCACCTACTCAATAATATCGTCGCGTTGTTCCCACTGGAAAGAACACAAATAGGGTTGCGAGGATATTCCATTATGCAGCGGCAATTCTTTAAACCCAGATGTGAATACTGGGAAGATCCTTGTGGGTGTACGACGATCCTTAACCAACTTTCGACTCGTATTGCTAGGAGATACCAAGTTGGCAATTTCACGCAACAAGCCATTGGTATTGGTGAAGTCATCGTGTAAATTATCCACGCTGATCAACCCAAGACCACTCGACGAAGATGAACGCAAATTACCAACGCTATATGCGTTATAACGCAAATTTGTCTTATATTTTGTGAAATCATCCTCTTGCGTAGTTTCGCCACCCTCAAACTGAACGTCGAACAAATATGATTTATCCGCATCCAAATCAATCAAGAACCAGCCATAATAAATAGCATCAATATAATTTGTTACAACACTATTACCGGCCACAAAATCACCAGACCAAACATAACCAGTTGTGACATACCCAGAAAAGCCAATCTTATAACGATAACTTTTACTGGATTGAACCATATAATCATGGTATAAAACCGTCGCCGCAGGCAACAAAGCAATAACCTCATAGGACGCTTCGCCATATGTTTGACGGTACAAGATAATGTTGGTTACGTTTAATGTATCATAGGGAACCATATCGCCGATCAACATCTGAACGGGCGTCAATCCAATGACCACATTCATGCGTCCATTATCGCAATCGTTCGTAGCAGTAACCGCATAAGACTCTTCGGGGATAGGGATTGGATAAGTTACATTCAATACCACCAATCCAGTGTCTACATACTGATCCAAAACGCTCCAACCGGTAAACCGCACCTTAAAACTCTCGCCATGCGCTAAGTTTTCCATGGTGTAATTTGCATAAGATGAAAACGTTTCAGAAGTTTGCAATAATAGATTTTCTGCCGAATCGTACAAATAGAATGTATATCGATTTAACGGGTACCCATTCGGATGAAAATAAGTCGGAACGATGTCCTGCGTTGCCGAAGTAGCAGTCACTAACGCCAACGTAAGCGTAGGTGTCCCGGCTGTACGGAACGGAACCTGTTCAGAAAAAACCATGGCTTTGACAGTCGTGGTGCCTGTAGTAGATGCCACAATGCGATCAACAACCAAACCGTTTCTTGCGGCTTCAATCGTGTTAAAGGCATAATAGTCGCCGGGGTTCCCAGTAGGAACCAAATAAAAATCTTGGATCCCACCAAAAATCGTAGCGCTACTCATAAACACATATTCCGCTAATGAATAGTTCGCGTTGGCGATTGTAATAATGTCGCTTGTAGCAGTCGATGACAACGTATACCCTTGACCTAAACACTGAATCGAATACGACATTTGTGAATTTTCAATGCCATAGGTCGTCCAGAAAGAAGCGGGCATCGTATAACTAATTGTCTGTCCGTTATACTTTACAGGCGAAACTGTCACGGGGACTGTCGCAATGGGCACCCCCGTGAACAGATCGAAAAAATTGATATTGTATGCCGATAAAACTTCGCCATTAAAAACGAATTGGAAAGCATTGTCAATCGTAGGATCAATGGCTTCATTTTGTGGGGTCATCGTCACACGATTGGGTTTATACATTTTCATACATCCACCTACTTTCCAGAACGGGCAAGCGCAGTCGCCCTTGAGATAATCGCTTCTAAACTATCGCCATCTTCGCCATTAACGATGATGTCGCCATAAATGTTATATGCCATACCACTACTGCCGGTTCCCATACGGGAAGAAGGCTTGCCACCCATCTTGCTTAACATATTACGCAATACACGGGTTTCTGTGGAATTTGAAACATATTCCTCGTTGTTTTGTGAACCATGCAACATTGCAGGCCCAGTAAAATCAACCAATCCACCGTCCGAATAACCACGAAGATTACGGATTTGCGCGTCATACCCCGCAGATGTATCTTCTTTTCTGCGTTCCAAAGCGTCAATCTGATCTTGGATTGCTTTTTCTGCCATACGTTCACGAACATCTTTAAGGTTTTCTTCGGCACCCTGTACGGCGCCAGCGTCCGAAACCCATTGCCAGCCCGTACTTGTGTAGACACGGGTATTCCGCTGATTACGGGCACGTTCAAGATCATCTAACGCCTTTTGCAAGTCAATCTGATTTTGTGTTTCTTCGTTTTGCGATTTCAACAAATCAAGTTGGCGTTGTAACCCGTTAATTTGGGCGTCAATCGCACTTAATGCGGCGTCTTTTTGTTTTTCAAGAAGATCAATCTGTCTTTGAACAGCATCAGAAAGTCCACCGGTTGAAGTAGACGCAGAGTTTGTAGCGTTCGTATAAGAAGACAACGTTCCCGGTATAGCAGACATGATTGTTTTATACGAATTCAACGCCGCAGTCATCTGATCAACGGTTTTCTTTGCGTTAGAATAAGCAATACCATAAGCATATCCGGAACCTAACAGTTGACCCTTCGCCATCATAACCGTAATGGTATTCATAATGGTTTTTGCTTGGGCAATTTCTGCTTCAATTTCGGCTTTGGTTAATTTTAAACCATTGACCGTAGCAGTGCGCTTAGCATTGTAATATGCTTCGGCTGCTTTGGCATTGAGTTTATAAACGCCATTTTCAACGTAAAGAAGATCAATTAGGTCGCTTCCACTTTCCATCAAGCCCAAAACGGTTTCGATAGAAATTTGACCATTATCCGACATTTCTTTATAGAGACTGGAAACGCCTGCTACACCAGCTTTAAGACCAGACATTGCAGACGCTAACTTTTCGTAAGCGCCAGCCTCTTTAGATGCTTTTTCGTAAACAATCTCTGAATTCTCAGCCAAATAAGCATCAACATTCTTTAGGTATTCAAGTTCAATTTGTTGAAGTTCAACGCCAGCTTTTCGCGCATCATTAAGATCTTGATACGCATCAAGGTATATTTCAAGGTTTTCCGGCTTTTCAATGCCCGGAAGAGATGTATCAAGAACCTTGCCACCAACGGAACCGTCATTATACGCGAACTTACCCTCTGGCATGCCACCATAAAAAGCACTAACTAATCCACTCGCAGCATTTCCACCAAACTTCTTCTTATAAAGGCGTTCTTGTTCAATGCGCAATAATTCTTCCTGCGCTTGAATTTCAAGATTGAGCATATTAAGACGTTTCATTTCGTCAGAAGTCAATTCGTCTTGTGCACGAAGTTTTTCATATTCATCACGCAACGAAGAAACACGCGCCGTTAAATCATCAACGTTGTCGCTAACGTCTTTAATACTTTCAAATAAACGATCGAACCATTCAACATTATTGCGCAACCAATCGAACAATTGTGGCAATAATGTAAGTAACAACAAAATACCGCCAGTAGCCAATGCACTCATTGCAATTTTAGCAGTAGTGGCAGATCCGGTCAATGTAATCAACCCGTCTGACGCGGATATAAAGGCTCCTTCCAATCTTGGGAACAACATTACCAAACCATTGATAATGGTATCGCCAACGCCCAACGCTAATTGTGTTACCGCCCATTCCTTTTTAAATGCGCCCAACAACATAATCGCCGCCGGAACAACAACCGTCCAACCACCAAGAGCAGAAGCAAAATTAGCAATGCCACTTGTTAGATCGACAACGAATTTCAAAAAAGACGAATCCAACATTGTTGAATATAATTTTTCTAAATTAGCCTGCAATTGGGCAGACTTACCGGCGAACGAATCCGTATATTCAGCCATACGTTTTGCAGAAAGCCCCGCCGATTCTTCGGCTTCGGTCGTCAAACGAATAACTTCGTCGTAATTCTGAAAAGCCGTGACCAGTAAATTTCTTTGCCGGGTTCCAGCCAACGCCGTAGCGATAGCAGACTGTTCAAGTTCGGTGAACGTTGACCAACTTTTGCCAACATCATCCAAAACATCTTGAAAGTCTCTGAATTCATCTTGGTTTTCGCGAAGTTTAATTCCGACTTTGCCCAAAACAGCTTCAACATCATTGATGGCGCTTCCGTCATCATCAATAAACTTACCGACTTTAACATTGCCAAGACGCGAAAATACGCTCTTAAATCCTTGACCAACTGTTTCGGCGCTTAATCTTGTAACGCTTGAAACGGTGCCGATTAAACCAACCAGACGATCAAGGCTAACACCGGAAATATTCGCGACCGAAGATACATAGGATATGGCAGTAGCCAATTCCTGCGCACTCGTGGCAGCTTTATTATCAACGGCGATCAACTTATCGACAACACTTGCAGCTTCGCTTGCCGCCAACTTATATCCATTCAACGACGCAATCAACGCCTGCGTGGATTCACTTGCGGACATCCCCGAAAGTTTACTTAAAGTCAAACTTTGACGCGTTAATTCCAATGCTTCTTCGGCGGTCTTACCGGCTCTGATCCATTCTTCGGCGCCTTCTGCGACTTGAATTGTAGTCGCACCAATTTCACGACCTAATTCATTGTACTGCTTAGTTAGCGCACGGGCAGAATCTTCGCTCATACCGGTAATAATTTGTAAGTTAGTAACCGCTTTATCTAAATCCTCAACATACTTAATCGCCGCACGAATCTGACGTAACGTTTGCATAATAACCGTTGCGGCAATTGTCCATTCGGCAAACTTAGCAATATTGTTTTTAAGAATATCACCAAGACCCTTAAACGAGCGCGAACTCTTGGGAACCTCAATATTAAGTTTGGCGGTATCTTCAAGAATCTTTCTTTGTTTTTCATCATACTTCCCGGTCGCCTGATCTACATCGGTAATGACAGCGCCATACCGACGATAACCAGAAAATACTTCGTTAAAATAAGATGCGCTTTTGGCGGCAGTCCCACGACTTGCTTCTGGATCTGTATAGCCAAAGAATCGGTCATTTGCAGACATATTTTCTACATCTGTTTTTCTCGCCTCGGCCATCTTCAAAGAATTCATTACGCCAACAAGTTGTTGCAGTTTTGATTTTTCTAATTCGTGTTGCTGGTTAATTTTACCTAACGCAGCTTCACGTTCAGACAGATTTTTCTTGTACCAATCGGCATGGGTTTTCTGCGTAGCATTTAATCGTGCTTCGTCATATTCACGTTTGAGAACCGTCTTTTGAATCGCCGCCGAAATTTCTTCGTTATACTTAACGATTTTCTGCTTGCCTTGTTCGGTAGCCGTTCCACCCAACTCAACATCAAGTTTGATTTTAGGTTTACTCTTAGCGGCAATCGCATTAAGTTGGCTTTGTATATCACTTGCGTTGATCAGTGCGCCAACGCCAATTTTATAATTTGCAGTCTTAGCCATATTAACCTCCTTTCCGGTGGTTATTTATTCTTTTCTACATAATCTTTCAATTTATCCAAGCCCTTCCAATTGCGTTCATCATCTGATATATCCGAATAGATCTTCGCCATTTCGGAAGATGCCCAACCATTCACGGAAACTACGAAATCAACTTCCATACCCAGTCGCAACATATGCGTTACGATATAGTGTCGCAATGAGTGAGCGTAGAACGGAACACCTAAAACGGTATCCCAGTCATCATACCAACCACGGGCAACGCCATCTGTCGGTATATCGCCATTCCGGTCAATAAAGATATAGTCGTGTGACTTACCTTTTTCTTCCATGATCTTGGCGCGTTCCTCTAACCACAAATGGTAGTAAGGTAAAAAGTCGTCCTTCAAGATGTACTTATACAACATCTTACCCTCTTTGGTACGACCCTTAGTTTTAATCATATTTTTAGTTTTTAGAAATAACCCATTGAACGCCGTATTTTCTTCGTCAATATCCGACATCCTAAATCGTAGGATTTCACTGATACGGGCACCACTACATATTCCCAACATTAAAAAGCACAAACCTTGATAACGTTTATGTTCCAACAAGAACTGCTTGAGGTTTTCAATCTGTTCCTCAGACAAAATCGTTTTCTCACGCGCCGCTACTTTGGGCATGGGTTCGATGGTTTTCAAAATAATATTACGGAATTGCGGATAGTCATCGTCGTAATAGTTTTCAATAAAGTTTGAAAAACTTGACAGACACGCCCGCATACGTCCAAACCTTGCAGACTTCCACTGTAGTTTTTCAGTGGCATAAGCAAAAAAGTCCGCTAACTCTATTTTCCTTATGTCAACAAAAAACTTGTTATCGTTTTCCAACAAGTTCCAACAAAAGAAAATATCAAGATCGGACGAATAGCTGGTGGTCGTTGTGGCAGAACTCGTTGTTGATTTGATCCGAATGAACGAATCCTGCAATTTCTTATTTTTTGGATTGACTTTTCCCAACAACTCGTCCGTGACAATAATTTTCTTAAATGTTTTCCTTGGCATAGTTACCTCGTTCTACGATCGTCCGACACGCTTCCGCGACATCGTAACGATAATGTGATACTAATTTTCTACTAGCAATTTCTAATCCACCGTTATCAATTATATCCTGTTCGTTAATGGATTGCTTTTCAGTCTGATCCATAAATTTGCGCAATGACGTTGCAAATAAAAGATATGTTTTATGGCGTTCCCGAAAGTTGAAAACAAACATGGGATAAACCCCTTGATGATTTGCTTGGTCACACAACCCTTTAATCTGATGAAACTTAATCATAGCCTGTTTTTTAGGCTCTCTGGCGAATGAAAAAGAAGTTCCCTTACTAGACTTTAACTCCAATAAAAAAATGCTCTGGTACGCGTACAGAACGGCGTCACAAATCTGATGCGACGTAAACCGTGTCTGGTCGTTACCGGCACCAAACCCTGCACTATCCTTTAAACGCAAATAAAAAAAGCCCTCGACAGACTTTCCAAAATCTTGCTCAAATGTTTTACCCGGATTCATTCTTATCCCCCTTTACCACGGAAATTCTTCCTGCTCATCTTCGGCGTTCGATCCAACACTTTCGCCATTCTTAATTACTTGTATGCCATATTTAGAAAATACCTCTTTGACAATCTTATCAAAGTTGGCATCCATTTCTTGAATGGTCTGCTTATACATCGCAACCGAAGCCGGTCTACCCGTAGGCGAATCGCCAGTTTCGATCCATTCAAATATGAGCGCACTAATCGGTACCCCTCGATACGTTGTAGATCCACCCATCATACGAGAACCCAACTTACCTTGACTCATAGGTGGCTTTGACGGCAGCTTCTCTGGATCGGCAAAGATTTCAAAACCCGTACTATCATCGTTAGGTTCAATCGAAATTGATTCCCAGAAGTCATGCGTCCGATCATAGAACCGGCTTTGTGGTTTCATATAAATGCCAATATCAATAAATTCGCGCAAATACGCTTGGACTTTAACGGAAACGTCGTATGTGACTTTTTGCATCAACATTTCCAAAGCAAATTTCAGTTCAGCATCATTGTTACATACTGGCGCCATTAAAATCACCTCGCTTTATAGATAGGGTTCAAACATCGCAACGATTTGTTCTTCACGTTGAAACCCGAATTTACGACCTCTTTCAATATCATCTACCACAACAATAAAACACGGAACGCTGCGAACGTCAAAGTTCGGGTAGGATCCGTCATTCTCTTTTTCTGCATCAATACGAACCACTTTGACACGCCCATACTTGGCTTCGATCTTGGCAAGCGTAGGTTCCATCATCCGACATGGAGCGCACCATTTCGTAAATACGTCATACAATACAATTTCACTATTGTTCATAATTTTACCTTTCAAGCATAAAAAAAGACACCCACATAACAACGTGAGTGTCTTTTCAATTTAGCGATTTAATACGAAGAACGCAATGGCGTCCCACGACTTAGCAATCCCTATTTCCCCAAAGTCCCCAGTGTAGTAGTTGTCCCTATCCTCATCATAAACCGGATAAGTTTCACCCTTAGCATAAACAAGATTGTCACCATCTTTAATATCGATTCTGAATATCAATGTTTTCATCCCAAGTTCCTCCGTTGTTTTGTTGCTAATCCTGTTTGTGGCTTATTTACAGACCTCTACAGCGTGATTTGATGCAAACCCATATAAGAACACCTGTAAACATTTACGCGTGTCCTACACAACTTAATACCAACCCCAAACGGGATGTTCACGTTTGTATTTAGCTGTCTTGCCATTGTAATCAACACCACTTCTACGAATCCTACGACTGGCGCGTTTCTTAGCAAAACGTGCGTTTACCGGATTGATCCCAACACGAATATAACGTTGTTTGGATTCATCGTAATAGGCGCCCTTGTAGAAACGACGACTTTCTTTGCTTAATTTGCGAAGACGAATTTGATCTTCATTCATGTAACACACCTCCAAGTGTATTACAACATATTATCTCCCATTATTGCCCCCATTGGTTTTCTGGAAGATACGATAAATCAATACCATATTCTTCCTTAATAGATTCTAAATAACGTTTGCAAGGTTGTTGATTTGTCGCTTTAGCGCTAAATATAACAACACCATCGTGCCCATATTTCTCATAAAAAGTATACAACTCTTCAATCTGATCAACCGAATCTAATTCAAAAGCATCCGCGCAAGGAAGATCGCCGGTGAATATACCGTTTGTATTTACGCAAATCTCAAGACCACCACCAACAAATAGCGTCAACTCGTTTAGCAAAATAGCCATGGCGCCCTCGTCGTGAAGAACATCGTGTTCAACGCCGTCTAACTCATAATAAACATGCGTCAAAACTTCAATGTTCTCTTTTTTACTTATGATCATTCCCGTGTTCCTCCTTATAAAATGCCGATTTTATGTGAAATCCAAAGCAGATAGAAATAACGAACCGACGGCAAATGCACATAATGTTGTTTATATGCGATTGCCGTGACCCTACCTTGAAGGCAACATACAAATTAAATATCTCTAGGCAAGGATTTGCACCCTGCATATTTCGGCTATTCCTCTTCGCAACCCTCTGAGTGATGCTACTTTCCACGGTGGTAACCTTACTTTCAGCCATTGCTGTGCGTCTACCTATTCCGCCACTAGAGAAATTATCTATTTGGCATTGGTTAGTTTATGTCAGTGTCCGTCACTGCCAAGTAGCCAACTTGGTTCGTAATATTGGTAAGTTTACGTCATACCGACCGATGCGCCCCTACGTCGCACAATACCAACCAGTTTCTGTCAAGGTGACTTGTCAGCCCACAAGTCTGACGTCGGTTTCGGATTTACATGCTAACCACAACTAACGGCTTGACCGTTATGAATAAATTAAAAATCTCTCGGCAGGGAATCGAACCCTACACGGTGTGATAAGCACCTATGGCTTGGGATTATCAGTTCCACAACATTCGCCACGCGTCTACGCCTTTTCGCCACGAGAGATTGTTGGCACAACCTGTGCCATGTATAAAACTTAAGTGGGCATGGTGGGATTTGAACCCACAAATGTCGTTATTACGGAATCCCCCGTTGGCTCGCACCGATTTTACGCTACGAGTTGTTCAACTGATTATTCGCCCATTACCGATCGTTCCTCTTCGCGAGGACGCGTGTGCCGTTCGCCACACACCCGTAAGTGAAGGTTTTACGGTAAACCTACAACCGTTCCACAAGGTAGCGAAATTCCTTGTAAGATATGTTGACCCCGCACGGGTTAACAACAAATAAAATTGGTATTTTATCGCCTAACCATTATTGATTTGCGCTTTTCTCTAAAATCAGACAGGCTGCAATCAGCAATGACCGTAATGATAAGTAATGTTTTGTGCGGTATCATTCTGGCAACCACCTCAACCCTAGATTTGCCCAAATAAATATGATAAATAGAATCTCTGTCTAAATACAATTCTTTTGAATTGTTGATTCTTAAAAGTAAGTTCTTAAAACCAACTCTTTCTTGAAGACGAATTTTAGAGTGTTCAGTAAAGATTAAATCATCACACAAACTATAATTACACACATTAAATCCCCTTTGATATAAATAATTGGTGCCGACTAGAGGAATCGAACCCCTACATTCGCCTTACAAGAGCGAACCCCTACCATTAGAGTTAAGTCGGCATGGTTGCGAGAGAATGGATTTGAACCATTGACCTCTTGGGTATGAACCAAGCGAACTGACCACTGTTCTACTCCACGATAAATCACCCCGATGGTTGGCGTTCGGGATCACACGCGATTGAGCCTACAACTCAAATTTAACGATAAGTAGGTAACGGGCGATAAAAAGGTCGCCACCTCGTTATATTTACGAGATTTTGCGAAAATTGTGACGATATTACTATCGGATCAATATCCCAAAATCCCATACAACGCACAAGTTATAAAAAATTAAAATATGTAAAATAGGGGTACCCTTGACGGGTTGGCTATGTCCCCGTATCTCTTTAAAGACCACCCAACGGCACGTCAAGTGGTGTGATAGCTGCCTCGTCTATCCTCAAGGGTTGTTTGGAAAAATAGCGCAGACATGTGCCTGTCCCCACTTGCAAAAGTACATACACTTTTGGGACTCTGGAAGTTTAAGGTCATTCCGGCGTAAGACCAACATCATTTGTTAAAAATTCTATCCAAGAACTTGTGAATTACATATCTAATCCTTACATTTAGATATGCTATGCGGAATCTTAGATCTTTCTTATTGTCACGAATTATTTCACTAACGTTTATTTTTTCAAATGGCATACTTACTTCTTCTTATTGTTGCTTTTAATCTTGTTGCCGTTAATGTTCACATGATC